TTACGATAACGAACACTACATCAACCACTTCTTCGTCATTCTGGAACGGAACGGCGGGCGAGGCTTTTGCATCTTCCGACAACAATGGCATCATCAACGGACTTCAGCTTTTATCGACCAACGGCACCGTGGCGCCGTGGCATGGCGGAGGCGGTAACGGCCTCTTCCCAGGTAACGGCCACGGCAATTATCTGACAATTCAGAATAGCATCTTGCAGTCGGGCGCCGGCGGTAACGGCGTGTTCTTTTGCGACGCCGACTGTGCGCTTCTGAACGATGTTATCATCGACGGCTCGACGGTGACGGGCAACGCGGCTATCCAATTTGGATACGGGCAAGCAGTGATGGCGAACAATGTTGTGGTTGGGAATGGCACTACCAACGCGACGTGCGCCTTCAATCAGGCCAACTTCGGGAGCAGTCAGCACGTCACGTTCTATAACAATCTGTGCGTCGGTTTTCCGTTTCCGTGGGGAGTTTCAAGCGGCCTCACTTTTAATGCCCCCGACTATGCGGCGAACAATGCGACTGACGCGCCAGCTTCTGGCTATGGAGGCACATACACTTCTGTCGGCATCACCGCCACATCGGCGCAAATGCCGGGTGTGAATACCTCGTCAGGCTGCGGTGCTGGTCTGGCCTCACCTTGCTCCGGGCTGACGGCGGCAAATCAACTGGTCAATCCAACGATTGGCGGTTCGTTTGACGCGAGGATCAAATCCAGTTCGGCGGATATCTATGGGGCTGGGGCCAACTACTCGACCATTCAGGCGACACTAGCTGATGGAAGCAGCCCGACGGCGGTGTCTGACATCATCAATCAAACATGGTCGCCGCGGTGGGACATTGGGGCGCAGAAGTTCCAGCCGGGCGTGGCGCCTACTGTGCTCCGGTTGAAGTGGCTTGGACAGCAGTAGCAGCGCGGGGAGGACCGGGCCATCGTAAATACATCCGCGACCGGCGGCCCAATCCAGCCAACCTCCGGACCGCTTGAAGGTCAGGCGCTTCTTGAGTTCCTGCAACCTTGGCTGGTTGGTATCCTCAATATGCCGGCAACGCTGGTCCGCCCGATCTGGCAAGGCGAGCCGGCCAATATCCCAGATGCGGGGATTGCGTGGGTTGCGTTCGGCATTCATAGTCGCACCCCTGATACTTATATTGCGGACCTGCATCACAATCCATCGCCCAATCCTGGCACCAGTACCCTGATCCGGCATGAAGGGTTACTGCTGCGCTGCATGTTTTACGATCTGGGCGTTAACGGGCAGGCGGACGCCCTGGCTGGGTTGCTGGTCGATCAGTTGCAGATTGGACAGAACCGCGAGGTCTTGCAGCTTGCCGGGTATGCGGTCGTTGATAGCGGCCCCCCAACCCCTGCCCCGGTCTTGTTCAAGATGCGCTGGCAGTATCGCGTTGATGTTGAGGTCCGCATGCGCCGGATGGTCCAGCGCATCTACCCGATTGAAACCATCATCCAGGCAGAGGGGACCATCCTGTTCGATGGCGGAGAGCCGCCTGTGCCCTGGATCACCCAAACCATAGCGGCTTGAATTCCTATGACCAATGCAAAGCCGGGACTGCCATTCGATCAGCTTGGCGCGTTAAGCCCCCAGATCATTGCCAGCGCGCCCCCGACCCCCGCACCAGAGTCGTTGCTTTGGAACGATAACGGGTTTCTGGCGCTGTTGCTGGGCGAGAATTATCCAAGTTCCCCCGATGGGTTGGCGCCCGGCGATCTTTGGGACAATGGCATCTCGATTGGGATAGCTCCTGGCGCAACGCCCGATCCCGCCGCCCCGCTTGTTTTCTTTGGCGAAGTTACCGCGGCCCAACTTCTGGCATTGGGCGGCGGCAACCTACCCTTGACCGCAGGACCCGCTGGTTCCGGCCAGCTTTGGAACAACGAAAATACTGTTTGCAGCTCATAACCACAATCGCGGCACCAGAAAGGGATTCATCCTATGGCACAAGGCTTGCCGGTTTCTAACCTTGTCAACGTGTCGGTCAGCCTGTCGCAGACCCCCGCGCAAGGTCAGAATATTGATACCATGTTGATCGTTGGCAGCAGCAACGTGATCGATGTTGTCCAGCGTATGCGGACCTATACTTCGCTGAACGCTGTTGCCGTTGACTTCCTTACCACCTCGCCCGAGTATCTGGCAGCGGCGCTATGGTTTGGCCAGTCGCCGCAACCGCTGTCCCTCAACATTGGACGTTGGGCCGCGACCGCCACAACCGCCCAACTTATCGGGGCGGCGCTGCCAGGGGCCAGCCAGCTCATCAGCGCATGGACGGTGTTGACCTCAGCCGGCTTTAGCATCCTGATCAACGGTCTGCCGGTTGTTGTGGATGGGCTCAACTTTGCCAGCGTCAGTAACCTGAATGGCGTTGCCACTGTTATCCAGACGGGGTTGGATACTTTCGCATCCGGCGCTACCGTTGTCTGGAATAGCAGCAACCACCAGTTCCTTGTTACTTTGGGCGGCACCCCTGGGCTGACCTCAACAATCAGCCTGATGTCCGATCCGACCGCGCAAGGGGCGGTTATCCTTTCCGGCCAGCCATCCCCCGCCGATACGTTCACATTCAACGGAACGGTCGTTACCTTTGTGTCCGGCGCGCCATCCGGCAATCAGGTCCAGATCGGCGGCAGCACTGCGAACACCCTGGCCAACCTCAACGCATTCCTGCTTGCATCTACCGATACCCAGCTTGTCAAGTTCAAGTATTACATCGATAGCCCCAATTTGAAAGTTTGGGTGCAGGCGGCAACTGCGGGGACCAGCGGTAACGCTTTGACCCTGGCCAAATCCGGCACCAATCTCGCGGTTTCCGCCGCGACGCTGGCGGGCGGTCAGACCAGCTCGATTGCGACCCTATCAGGGATGGCAACCACCAGCAGCGGGGCTTACACGGCCAATGGCGTTGCGGCGGAAACCGCGCTGACTGCGGTCATCTCCCTGGACAACCTCTATTCTAATCAATGGTATGGGTTGTCGGTTGTCGCGGCTCAGCTTGTCGATGCTGATGTGTTATCGATTGCCCAATATATCGAGGGGACCGTTGTTAAGCATTACTATGGTGCGACAAGCAACGAGGCCGCCGCGCTGGTCCCCAATGACCAGACCAGCCTTCCCTATCAGTTGTCCACCTTGGGTTACAATAAGACCTGTTGCCAGTTCAGCGATAGCAACCCCTACGCGGTGGTCAGCTATCTTGCCCGCATCCTGACCACAAATTGGGCCGGCAACAACACAACGATCACCGAGATGTACAAGCAGGAGCCGGGGGTTGTTGGCGAGAACCTGTCGCAGACCCAGGCCAATGCCCTCAAGGCGATCAACTGCAACGTGTTCGTTGACTATAACAACGGCACGATCATCATCCAATATGGGACATCGGTCAGCGGCCAGTATACTGATACCATCATCGGCGCGGACTGGTTTGCGATCACCATTCAGACCAACGTCTTCAACGCGCTATATACAACACCGACCAAGATTCCGCAGACCGATGCCGGGATGAACATCCTGAACGCAGCGATCCAGGCGGCATGCGTCGCGGCGGTCAACAACGGCCTCCTGGCGCCTGGGACTTGGCAGACAACCGGCTTCGGTGCGATCACCAACGGCACCTTCCTATCCAAGGGCTACTACATCTATCAGCCGCCCGTCGCCAGTCAGTCCCCGGCTGACCGAGCGCGCCGGGTCAGCGTCCCCTTCCAGATCGCGGCCAAGCTGGCCGGCGCGGTCCATGAGGCTGATATCTCGGTCACCATCAACCAATAAGGAGCCCTGACATGCCCCTGCCCTACACTTACAGCTTCCTGGACACGGTCTGCACCATCATTGGTCCCAATGGAGCCTTCCCCCTGGGGCAAGGCGCTGGCGTCGATGAAGGGGGCATCACCGTTGAGATGCGGGAACCCAAGAACACGATGAAGATCGGCGCCGATGGGACCTGGATGCATAGCCTGCATGCAGGCAAGGGTGGCAAGGTCACGGTCAGGCTGTTGAAGAACAGCCCGACCAATGCCCTGCTATCGGCTATGTACAACGCGGATACCAGCAACCCATCCGCGCATGGTCAGAACATCATCCAGGTAAACCAGCTGACCAGCCTGGATGAAATCACAACGCAAGGCTGCGCTTTCCTGCAACAGCCAACCGTGACCTATGACAAGGAAGGTCCAATGCTGGAATGGACCTGGGATGCTGGTCAGGTGGACATGCTGCTAGGGGCCGGCGTTACCTCGATCTAGGCGTAGGCCCAGACGCGCAGTAGGCGCATGTCTTCTTCTGGGTCGGACCTGCCATCGCCCCGCATCCAGGCGCAGATCAGCGGGTAGACGTTGGGGACCCCGCCGACTGCATGCAGGAGGTCTCGCAGGGTATTGAGGTTGGTTTCGCTGATCAGGTTGTCCGCGTTGGCGATCTCGGCCAAAGCAGTCTGCGTCTCATTGGCTCCGACCTTCAAGCCTGCTTCGTATCCTTGCTGATAGCCATCCTCTGCCCCGACACTTAGGCCCAGTGCATAGGTCTTGCGGGCGACCGCCGTGTAATGAACGATAGTGGCTTTCTTCATAGTTTGCTTTGCTCCTGGGTTGATAGACCAGCCTATATACCAAGAAAGGGTTCCTGATGTCTGAGGCCGAAGTGGAAGTCAACGGCAACCAGTATCTGATCGGGGAGCTGCGCCCGCGCCCCGCCCGCAACGTCCTGCGCCGCCTGCTGCCTTTACTGACTGATGGGATGGCATCGGCGCAAGCCCTGGTTGCCGCCTTGCAGGATGAGCTGGGCGGCGCCTCCGATGAGTTCTTTGAGAAGGTTGGCCCGCTGGCCAAGGCGCTCGCGGCTATGACGGATGACGACAGCGACTATGTGATCGAGACCTGTCTGGCGGTTGTTCGCCGCCGGACCCCAACCGGATCGCAGGCCATCATCCCGCCCGGCGCCAATGGTAATTTGATGTTTCAGGACATCCGCATCCCGCAGCAGATGCAACTGGTCTTTTATGTGCTACGGGAGAACTATGCTGATTTTTTTCCCGCGAGCCCTGGCCAATCAAACGGCGCAGCCGTCCAGGGCTGACTGTTGAGCTGATCGGGCATCCCGAGGGCGAGGACTGGCTTTACCGACCTGCGGAACGCGGCCTTTGTAGTTACACCGACATTGAGTATGGCCCGCTGCGCCTTGTCGATATCGCGCGGATGAACGACATCATCGACATGGCGGATGAAAACCGCCAGCGCATCAACGATGGTAAGGACTGATGTCAGGCACCAGCCGCTCGACCATTCGCGAGTTCCTGATCGGTCTGGGCGTCGATGTCCATCAGAACGATGTGCGCTCGTTCTTCTCAACAATCGATGGGATGACCAAGGCTGCCGGCAAACTGGTCCTGTCCTTGCAGGCAGCAGCCGCGGCGATCAAGGCTGCCGTCATTGCAACCGCGTCCGCGATGGAGCAGCTTTATTATATCTCCCAGCGGTCCGGCGCTGCTGTTGAAACACTTAAAGCCTTTGAATATGCATTTCGACAGGTCGGGTTATCGGCTGGCGATGCAGCCGGCGCGTTGGAAAGCCTTGCCAGCGCCATCCGTACCAATCCTGGCAATGAGGCTTTGCTGCGCCATCTTGGCGTTGCGACCCGCGACCTGAAAGGCAATCTGCGGGACACGGTTGAGATTGAAGGCGATCTGCTTGAGCGCCTTCGTAAGATGCCGTTCTATATCGCCGCGCAGTATGGCGAAATGTTTGGGATCAGTTCGCGGACGCTGTATCAGCTTCTGCAGAACATGGATCAGGTCAAACTGCGCGAGCAGGAATGGCGCGATATGGCGCGTCAGGTCGGGGTCAACCTGACCGATGCCGCCAAGACTGGCGTTGAGTTTATGCGGTCACTTCGCTCGTTGGGCGAAGTCGTTGAGTTGATGTGGATCAAAATTTCAACCGCTATTGAGACGCGGTTGAGGCCGGAACTTGATAGCCTCAAAAAGTGGTTGCTGGCTAACAGCGATCAGATCACCGCCGCGCTGATCCAGATGGCCAACACCGTCCTGGATTGGGCGGAAAAGATCACTAAGTTCCTGTTGGATCACGGCAAGGATATCCTGGCGGTCTTCAAGGAGATGGCCAGCGGCGTCCAGCTTATCATCAACGACCTCAACCCGTTGTTTGATCTGATCGCCAAGCTGACCGGCCAGACCGACAAGTGGCGGCTGGTCTTTGAGGCCATTGCCGACATTATTCTGTATCGGATGTTTGGCCCGCTGGGCTTGGTCTATGGACTGCTGACCCAGCTCATAACGCTGTTGGAGTCGCATGGGATCACCGGCGATAGCATGAAGCCAAACAAGGATACCTACAAGAACATCCCATCGACGCCTGATATGATCGACAAGTTCCTTGGTTTGTTTGGGTTCGGTAGCGGCAAATCAACTGCCCCCGGTGGCGCCGCCCCAGGCGGGGTGCAAAAGCAATCAGCGCCCGGTCCTATGCCCGATGCGGCAACATCCGCGACCTCTGCCTCTCTCTTCCGCTTTCTAGAAGGCACCCGCAGTCTGCCGGGCGGCGTTCTTGATGCGGTCTGGGCAACCGAATCAGGTCGCGGGCGCAATACCCGATCCCCCGCAGGTGCGGAAGGCGACTTTCAATTTATGCCTGGGACTGCGCGCCGCTATGGCGTGGGCAACCCCTTTGATTTTAAGCAGGCTGCGCGTGGCGCATCGGATTACCTGCATGATCTTTTGACGATGTTCAAGGGCAATGTTGCCCAAGCCCTTGCCGGCTATAATTGGGGCGAGGGCAATGTGATGAAGGATATTCAACAATTTGGCGATAAGTGGCGCGATCACCTTCCCCGCGAGACTTCCAACTACATCAGCAAGATCGAGCGCATGATGAACCAGTCCGGCCATGCAACCCCGCTCGGCGCTGGCGCCCCGGTAACGACCAATAACGGGGGCGATAAGCACGTGACCATTCATAACAACAACAACGTGACCGTCCAGCCGGGCGGCACCGGCACTGAAACCGGCCACAATGTCAGGCGATCTCTGGAACAGGCTAATGCATCAATGGTGCGGGACTTCCGCACAGCGGTCCTTGCATGAGCGGCTTTGCAACTGCCTTCTCGGGCGCCGGCTATGTCCGGTCGATCATCAGCTCTATTGTCGCCAAGCCAACGCGCCAGATCGTTTGGCCGGTTCCATCATCAACGATGGTCCAGGGACCGGATGGCGCCCCGACGATTACAACCAATCCGATCGGGCGCCAGCAGGGGATATCAGGCTATGTGGCGCTGGTTGAGGAACATCACGATGAGATGATCATCACCGACCATCCCGTTGAACAGGGGTCAGTGATCAGCGATCATGCATTCAAGCTGCCGTCGCTGCTGCATATGGACCTTGGATACACAACATCCAGCGCCCTTGCATCCGGCCTGCCGACCATTGCCGGCATCATCCCGATCCCGACGCTTGCCGGGTTCTTCCCGCAAGGCAACAGCAGTTTCCTACAGCAGGTTTACCAACGGTTCCTTGCATTGCAGGCAACGCGCACCTTGCTGCAAATCTACACGGGCAAGCGCACTTACGACAATATGCTGATCCAGGGCTTGACGATCCGAACGGATGAGGCGCTGGAAAACGCCATGATTATCCAAGGCCAGTTTCGCCAACTATTCATTGCTCGGACAACCGTTGTCCAGGCCCCGATCAACAGTGCGGCGCAGGCCCAGCCCCAGGCGACAACGCCCGTTCAACAGACCGGGCAGCAACAGGTCCAGCCAGGGGATAAGTTCAACCCACAAGATGCGACGTTGGAAGCATGACCGCATACCGCGTCCCCCTGATCGCCGCACCGCAACGCCTGAGCATCCCGCTCAGCGGCATCATCTATAACATGAACCTGAAATGGAACACATTTGCCCAATGCTGGGTCCTTGACATTGCGGATGTCAACAATGTCCCGATCGTCAACGGCCTGCCGCTCATAACCGGCGCCAACCTGCTTTCTGCTTACGACTATCTGGGATTTACAGGGCAACTGGTCTGCCAGACCGATAACGACCCCCAGGCGGTCCCGACCTTCTATAACCTGGGGTCGCAAGGCAACCTCTATTATGTGACGACATGATCGCATTGCCGCCCGCCGCATATGATCCGGACCGCCGCCTTCTGGTTGGGCCAAAAGGCTTCGCCAGGGTCACGCGCAGGGAGCACGACTTGCTGACCCAACTGGCCCTTCGGCGCGGGCGGCTTGTCACGCTTGATGCGCTGATCAGCGCAGTATGGTCTCCGCCGGAGGACGAACCGGAAAGACCTATCAACGCAATGCGCGTTCATCTTCATCGACTGCGGGCAAAGCTGAAAGCAGTTGGCGCAAGCGCTGACCTGATCCAAAACATATGGGGAGTGGGCTGCCTCTTGGCCCCATTACCGTGATGCCGCGCTGGTTGTTCTGGTTGGTTGTTGGTCTGTTTGGCGCTAGCCTGCTGCTCATGCTGCATGGCATCTGGGTGGTATGGCCATGAGCGCGGCGGTTACAGCTGGGCAGGGCGGCGCGCAGGTCAACTTCAGCAACCTAACCTCGGATAACATTGCGGCAGCGTCCCAGACCGCTGAAAGCGGCCTGCAATGGATACGCAAGGGGACGCTGATTGTCGGCAGTCCCAACGGTCCAGGCGGATCGACCACCCAGCCCGCGCTTGACCTGTCCGCCTTCCGGTTTACTTTCCAGATCAGGCAGCAGGATGCCGGCAGCCCCAATACCGCCGTGATCCGCGTCTACAATCTGGCTAACCGGACCGCCAAGCAGATACAGCAGGAGTTCACGCGCGTCGTTGTCCAGGCCGGGTACGAGAACACCAATTTTGGCATCATCTTTGATGGGACAATCGTTCAGACGCGCATCGGCCGCGAGCGTAATGTCGATAGCTTCCTCGACATCATGGCGACTGAAGGCGATCTCCCTTACAACTTCTCGGTGGTCAACCAAACACTAGCCCCAGGGGCCTCGCAGAAAGACGTGCTGGCGGCTTTGAGCGCGGTCCTGGGACCATATGGCTTCCCGGTTGTCCCGCCCCCTGACGACCCTGCCAGCGGCGAGAGCAACGACCTCATCGGCGGGACCTTGCCGCGCGGTCGGGTCCTGTTTGGGATGGCGATGCAGCATCTCGATACTGTCGCCAAGACTACCGGCACGACCTGGGTGGTCCAGAACGGCAAGATCGTCATGGTGCCGCTGACCGGCTATCTGCCCAACGAGGTCCCGGTCATCACAAGCCAGACTGGTCTGGTCGGGGTCCCGCAGTCCACCCAGCAAGGCATCGAGCTTACTATCCTGATCAATCCCAAGATCATGGTGGGAACGCGGATACAGATCAACAATGCTCTGGTCAATCAGACCCAGAACAAGGACGGCAACATTCTGCCATCCTATGACAACCCCTTCGCCGGCGCCTATGCCTCGGTTGTCGATGATGGGTTCTATCGGGTCATCGTGCAGGACTTCGAAGGCGATAGTCGCGGCAACCCCTGGTACGCAAAGCTGATCTGCCTCGCGCTGGATAGCAGTGCGGCCCCAGGCCAGTCAGTCCCGCTATATCCCAGCGGGACCGCAACCGGCGGCGCGACAGGTGGCGGATTGGGTTAATGGACCAGAAAGAACGCTCTGCCGATCATACAGCCGGCCTCAAGCAAGCCCTGCAAGGCTGGCAGCGTGGCATCTGGACGGCAACCCCGGCCCTGGTCAATGGCGGCATCGGGGCGGATCAGACCATATCCTGCACCCCCGCAATCCGGTCCCTGATCCTTGTCGTTGATCCCAAGACTGGCAAGCAGGTCCAGCAATGGGTTCAACTGCCGCAGCTCATCAAGGTTCCGGTCCAGTTCCCAGGCGGCGGCGGCTATAACCTGACCATGCCGATCGCGGATGGCGATGAGGTCTTGGTTGTCTTCGGTTCGCGCTGCATCGATGCTTGGTGGCAGAATGGCGGGGTCGGCAATGCGATTGACTTCCGCGCGCATGATCTGTCCGATGGCTTTGCGATCCCCGGCTTCCGATCGGTCCCGCGCAAGCTGTCCGGCATATCCACAACAACGGTCCAGCTTAGGGATGATGCCGGGACCAACTACATCGAGATCGACAAGGCGACCGGCTTCGTCAACATCCACGTATCCGATCAGGTCAAGATATTTGGCGACCTGTTTGTGACGGGCGAGATCACAGCCGGCGCTGATAGCGGCGCAACCGTTGGGCTGTTGACACATGACCACAATCAGCCGGCCGATAGTCATGGGGACAGCGAGCAGGCTACAACGCCCCCGATCCCCAACTCATAGGATTTACCCATGCGCGTCAGGACGATGGATGCCAATGGGGACATGACGTTCGGCGGGTCCGGCGCCAATTTCCTCATCAATAGCCCCGCTGCCGTCCGCCAGCTTTGCCAGACCCGCCTGCTGCTATGGGAGGGCGAATGGTTTCTGGACACGACCCAGGGGACGCCATATCCGACCCAGATACTCGGCAGCCATACGCAGCCGCTCTATGACGCTGCGATCCAGGCGGTCCTGCTGGGCACCCCAGGCGTCATCCAGCTCGATAGCTATTCCTCAAGCCTGGATGGCGAGACCCGCGTCCTGACCATCCAGGCGACGCTGACCACCCAGTTCGGTCAAGTATCGCTTGGGCCACCCGGCCAGCCCGGCATATCGGGCGGCGCCCCAGCGGCCCTGCCGGTCCTGGTCCTCAACCTAGACGGCCGCAACGCCCTCGGGAGCATCATCCTCGGATGACAACCTATCCGCTACCCACCCTCGCTCCGACGATCGATGCCAGCGGGATCACCATCCCCAGCTTTGAGGATGTGCTGCTATCCTTGCAGGCATCCTATCAGCAGGTCTACGGTTCCGATGCGGTCCTGACCCCCGACACCCAGGACGGCCAATGGATCGCGATCCAGGCCAAGGCCATCAACGATGAAAACATGGCCATCGTTGCGACCTATCAGAACCAGTCGCCAGCAACAGCGCAGGGCGCCGGCCTCAGCATCAACGTGAAAATTAACGGCATCAACCGCGATGTCCCGACCCGCAGCACCGCCCCCATCACCCTGACCGGCCAAGCGGGCAAGGGCATCGTCAACGGGATTGTCGGGGATAACCAGAACCTTAACACCCAATGGCTGATGCCGGGGACGATCACAATCCCAGGCGGCGGGTCGATAACGGTCACCGGCACCTGCACAACGCCCGGCGCAATCCCAGCCAGCGCGCATACCCTGGTCAACATCCTAACCCCTGTGGCCGGCTGGCAGGCATCCGATAACCCCGAGGCCGCGACCCTAGGCGCCCCATCCGAGAACGACGCCCAGTTACGCGCGCGCCAGCGCATCTCAACCAACCTGCCGGCGCAAGATGCCCTGTCCGCCATTGCGGGCGCTGTTGCCAATGTAACGGGCGTGCAAAGCGTCAAGGCGTTGGAGAACGATGAGGGGACAACGGACCTCGATGGATTGCCGCCCCACTCGTTTGCCATCGTTGTCCAGGGCGGCAGCATCCAGTCCATAGTGAACGCCATCGGCTTAAAGAAGCCGCCCGGAACGCAGACCTATGGCAATACATCAGGCATCTATGTGGATGCCTATGGGATTGACCATGCCATCAATTTCAGCATCCCGCAGCAGCAGACCATCGACACCAGTCTGACGATCACCGCGCTGGACAACTATCAGAGCGCAATCGGCGATGAAATTGTAAACGCCATGACGACCTACATCAACACGCTGACCGCCGGTGATGATGTCCTGATCAGCCGGCTCTATGCTCCGGCCCTGCTATCAGGTCCCAGCGCCAGCCCGGCCAGCCCCGATGATGCCTTGACCTATGACCTGAACGTGGGGACGGTCAAGGCTGCCATCCATCCCGCCAGTCCGGGTACCGTTGACATCGGCATCGGCTTTGACAGTATTGCCGTTGCCGGAACAGTGACCCTTACGGTGCTATAATGGCGGCCCCCAATGGCCCGGTGATCCTTGACAGCTATCTCGGGTTGATCACCTCTGAGCATAATCAGAAGCCCAAGTTCGTTGCAACCGTTGCGCTGTCCTGTCAGCCGATGGTCGATCAGGCCAATGCGGCATTATCGATGCCGGCGCTGTTCGATGTCGATGTCGCGGTTGGTGATCAGCTTGACACCATTGGCGAGTGGGTTGGGATCAGCCGGACGATCGCGGTTCCGCTAACCAACGTTTACTTCTCGCTGGACATCGAGGGCCTGGGACTGGATCAAGGCTATCTCCTGGGACCGTTTGACCCGTTGGAGGGCCTTGTAAGCCTTAACGATGCGACCTATCGGTTCCTGATCAAGGCCAAGATCATCGCCAACAGTTGGGACGGGACGGTTGCTGGTGCTGTGGTGGCGCTGCAAGAGCTATTTGATAACGTCTCGCCGGGTTCAAACATCTTCATTCAGGACAACTGTGACCTGAGCATGTTCTTTGCGATCTCAGGCGTTGTCCCGCCGCCGGTCTACATGGCGCTACTTTCGCAGGGATTGCTCAACTTAAAGCCAGCAGGGATTGAGGCGTTTTACTTTGTGACCTCCGTGCCCAGTGCCCCGATCTTTGGCCTTGACGTTGAGAACCAATATGTGAGCGGGCTGGATGTCGGCGCGCTTGAAATAGATATGCCAACCTGAGGAACGATAAATGCCAACAAATGACTTCAAGGTGTTTGCCGGCGCAGGCGGGGCAAATGTCATCAGTCAGGCGCTCTACGCGGTTCAGTCCTGGCTATCGACTGGCTGGACCAGCGGCATCCTGCCCTCGGCCTGGATCAACAAGCCAATCAGGCAGGCATCGATTATTTCCAGCATGATCGCGCAGTTCATCGTTGATCGAACCGGACAGAACGCGGTTGATGATGGCACAACCGCAACGCTTGAGGCGTTGTTTATTGCAGCATTGAACCAGCTTCAGCGTATTAAGCTGGTTGCCGATCTGAATATCTATGTGGCAACAACCGGGAGCGATAGTCTCAACACCGGTCTCACCATCGGCTCGCCGTTCCTGACCATCCAGCATGCATACAACTATGTGCAGGCTGCTTATGATGTCAACGGCTTCAATGTCTTCATAAACATTGCGGCGGGGACCTATGCGGCAACCGGCTCATCGCTGCTTCTTGCTAACGGCCCGGCCCCCGGGGTATTCGGTAATCCTATCACCCTGCTGGGCAATGTCTCCTCCCCTGGCACCGTTATCCTGCAAACCACAGGGGCGGTCACAATCGATTGCGCACAGGGGGCCAAGGTTCAGACCCAAGGGCTGACCATGACTTCCGGTACCGGCTTTGATACCGTCCGATCGGAGAGCGGATCAATCTTTACGGTTGGTCAGGCCACAACCTTTGGATCGTCCGGCGGCAATCAGCTTGTGGCAAGCAGCTCTGGCGTTATTCAGGCCGGCACCAGTCCTTACACTATCACCGGCGGGGGCGCATCCCATCTGTTCGCGCAGACCGGGGGCAGCATCAACGTTGCCAGCGGAAACACGGTCACTCTAACCGGGACGCCCGCTTTTAGTACTGCTTTTGCCATCGCCTCCGCTGTTGGTGCCATCCAATCCGTTCAAAACACATCGCCCTATTCCGGCGCTGCAACCGGCCCGCGCTATCTGGCGCAGATTAACGGCGTGATAAATACCAATGGTGGTGGCGGCACCTACTTCCCGGGCGGCAGCGCCGGGTCCGTCGCATCGGGCGGACAGTATGCATAAGGAGCGCCGCTGATGTCAGGTTCTATTGGAGCGTTCTTTCAGCCAGGGCAGACCATCACCGCCGATGATCTGAATGCTTTTGGCGTTGCGATCCTTGGCGCGGTTACTCCGGTTGAGGGTGGCGTCATTGAGTTGGTTGGCGATGTGACCGGCCTCAACAATGTTGGAACTATTAGCGCAGTCCTAAGCACCACCGGCGTTGCCGCCGGCACCTATAACGGCCTGACTGTTGACTCCAAGGGGCGGGTGACCGGCGCAGCCATCGTCTCCCTGGCGTCCCCGCAACTGTTGACTGCTACCAGCGGCAGTTTCACCGTTCCGGCGGGCGTTACCAGACTGCGCGGCGCCATGACCGGAGCGGGTGGCGGCGGCGGCGGTGTATCAGCGGCGGCAGCTACAGCCGGGAATGGTTTGGCAGGAGTTTTGATTTCGTTCGTAATGGTGGTTACACCCGGACAAGTTATCGCATATGCAAATGGGGCAGGCGGGGCGCGCGGAGCAAATACGGGCGGAACGGGCGGAACGGGTGGCGATACAACTTTCGGAACGCTAACCGCTAAAGGCGGTCTAGGCGGACAAGGTTCTACGTCAGGCAACGCGGGCATTGTAGTCACTGGCGCTACTGGCGCCGGCTTTAATACGATGGTCAGTGGGACTTCGCTGATCCCAACAACCAGCGTATTCATTATTGGGGTTACTCAAATGAATACGGGTCTGACTGGCTCTGCCGGGACTGGCGCGCAAGGTAAAGGATTCTGGGGCAACGGCGGGACTCCTGGCACTAATGGCAGCGCGGCAGATAGCACTGGCTATGGTGCTGGGGGGTCTGGCGCCGGTTCGACTGCCAGCACTGCCGGCACCGGCGGCTTGGGGGCTCCTGGCGCAATCTTACTCTACTAAGGGAAACGCAATGACGGACGTAGCAGATTTTCCCGCCCCCAGGCTTCGGCAGACTGTTGTTGGCGATCCGGCCCCGGTTCCTGGGGGCATGCAGGATGGCGATGTAAATATTTCAGGGCAGCTTTATGTCAACGGCGTGGCGGTCCCCTCCGGCGAGAATATCCTCAATCCGACCATTACTTTCAACCGGCTTGGCTCTTGGAATCCGGTCGCCAATACCTCCATCCTGCTTAATGGAAGCGCGGGACCATCCTTGTTTTCGGGGGGCGTTGGCGGCTCAAAGAACGACTTTTTCGTAGTCAACAACAGCGGGACTTCCGCCGCGATCGATGGCCTGACGACTTGGCTTGCCGGCGATTGGATTGTCAACTCTGGCACCATCTGGCAGCGCGTCCAGATTTCATCTGGCTTCGGCACGATGGCGGTTCAGTTTGCTGATAATGTCCAGGTCACCGCCGGCTTTACCACCGGACAAACAAAGCTCGGTACTGCTGATGGCACAGAGAACCGCGCGGTGCTATCCCCGCCCATCCCTGGATATGGTTACTATGTGACGGATTCCAGCTCCCCGGCAAATATATCATATGGTATCACCAACGCGCAGCACCCGCTTGGAGCTGGGGTGTTGTGGGTCAATCAAGCATATCTGATTGATGCCTCGTTTGAAAACCCTATAAGCGCAACTGCGATCACCATATCAGATGATCAAGATGGGCCATTGCCCCTATCCCTGCCAATAAGTTGGAATATTGGGGATGTGAATGACAAGGTCGGGATGTTCTATTTTCCCGGCAAGGATAGCTGGTACTTTATCGGCAATCTGGTGGTCACCGGCTCTCTAAGCTCTGGAATATCTTCCGCGCCTGCGCCGTCGAATGCTATCGATGTAACCGATCCTACGTATGGCGCGGTTGGCGATATGCAAAGGAGCTTCCTCTATCTGACTTTCAGCGCATCAGGCACAACGGTAACCGCCTATCGGTATTCTGGATCGACAACGCTTGCGGCGGGCGCAGCCTCGGGGACGGCCCTGGTCACCCTTGTGGGGGCAACCTATGGGTCCGGCGTTGCATTCCAACCGGATGATGTGGGGGGATATATTCATGTCCCCGGAGGAGGACCCGCCAGCGCTGATCTAGTGGCGCTGATGCTTCAATATGTTGATGGCCAGAACATGATTGTTTCTGCCGCCAGCATAACCCCGCTCACCAACGCCAACATCAACCTTCTTTGGCCATGCTGGCGCGCTCCCCAGGATGTAGGCAAGACTCTTTACATTGATGGCGCCTACCCCCGCATCTACCGCGCCCCGATCACGCTTGCGCGCGTTATCGATGCGACGCTGACCTATGGCCAGAATGCTTATATGGCCAGCATTAGTGCGGTAACAGCGCCCAACCAGATCACGGTTAGTCTGGCTTTCCCGTTGGCAAGTCAGGCTGGCACTGCTTACAGGACGGCCTGGGGGACGGATGACAGCGCAGCGGTTGCGCTGTCCGGTCAGGCTGCGGCGGCGGCCAATGCCCGGTTCCTATACTTCCGGGGCAATGGTAAGAAGTTCCTTTTGAACTCGCTTATCATTGGCGACGCCTGGACCCCACTTTTCAACGGCCAGACGAGCGTTGACCCTACCATTGCACTCAACAATACTATTTGGATGGGGGACAATGTTGAGGCGCTGACAATTGATGGTGGCGGGCAGCCTTATCCTCGCCAGCCAAGCCCGGTTGGATCATCCCCTCCGCTCCCGCCGGTCAAGGGCATCGTGGGATGGAAGCAGTTGCCCCGGCTCGCCAGCCTATCGACCTATACCTTTGTCCTTACTGGCGACAGCCTCTCGGAGATGGACCCGCAGCGGCAGTCCCCGATGTGGGGTCGCGCCGCATTGTTGATGGAATATATCCGAGCGCAGAACCCGGACAAAACTATCAATTTCATCTTGCGCGGTTGGGGTGGCGGGACATGGAGCCGTCTCAACTACGCCGGGTCGATTGCCAGTATCGCGGCTAATCAGGACCAGCAATACTTCTGGATGACTGATACATCGAAAAATTGGTTGCGCGACTTCATCCTGCCGCTGGCGCCTGATGGCGTGCTGATTATGATGTCGCAGGGAAATGATGACTTTAACTTCCATCCGCTGGATGTGATGTCGGTCATCAATCAGATCAGGGCCATAACGCATGGCAGCGGGCCACCCACCGATGTTGTGTTGATGACCGACTTCATCCATGCCTTCGGCATAAGTTCCGTCCCCGGTCAGGCGACGGAACTGGCTGGTGATGAATACGGTAATGGGGTGATCCGCAGCCTTGGCAAGAAACTAAAGTTTGGCGTGATGGAGTTTGCATCCACCCAGCAACAAACTACCTGGGGATTTGATGCCATCCGACGTTGGGAACGGCGGCTGCCGTCTTTCAGCGCCACTATAAGCCCGACCTTGCCCCTTTCCTGGCCCTGCCGATGCCGAGACTTTGGTGGCAACATTAACCTGCCTGGGTCAACCGGCGCGGCTGGTTGGGCTGGCGGTCAACAGTTCGACTTCCAGGTTAGCACTCAACAGGAGAATATCTTCCGGATCGGATGCAATGCCGCCGGTCATCTGACGGTTTACGCCCAGACCTGGGGCATGCGCATATCGACCCCATGCACCATTGGTCTTGGCAGCACAAGCCTTGCTGTTGCGGCCCCTACCGTCACTTTTAATGGCAGTATCGTCCTAGGCGGGCGCACCAACTATCGATACATAGTCGCTACCCCCGTATCAGGATCGGGACCGTTTGACTCCACGACCGACTTCAAATCGATCCTTGTCCCAAATGGCGGCTACAACCAATCGTTGCAGCGGTTCTTCCTGCGGGAACATGCATCGGATCAAGTCGCATGGATGGGCGATGTCCCCAACAACACCATTGATACTTTGGGGGTGACGGAAACAATTACCATCGGAGCGCATCAGTTTGTTCCGTTTGATGCCACAGCGCAGAGTGATATCGTTTTCTTCTTCAGCGACGGCACCGCGTTCCGGACTAAAATCACCGGCTATACCGATGCGCAGCATGTCACGCTGGCCGATCCATTCCCGCGCGATCTCAGCGGAGGTTTGACGCTGGATGTGTTTGTTGGGCGCATCAGCCTCCCCGAGACCGATACCGGCATTGCGGTCACAACCGATACCAACCCCGGTGCGTGGATTGGCTTTTCGTTCAAAGGCGATCAGGTCATCGTGCGCTATGCTATCGGTTCCCATGCATCAACTATGAATGAGGTTCCGGTGGCCTATAGTGGGGTGATAGAGCGATTTGGCGGTTACTTTAATCCGCTGCTTACCCCGGCCGTTTCAGCAACGCTGACCCTGGATCGCTGCTGGGTGGACGCCATCATGCCCTTTACCCCTAGCCTAACGGTGTGGGAAGCGCGGGGCATTCAGGATACCAATGCCGATCTGGCTTTCGGCGGGTCGCCAGCTCACCCCAGCAGCCGATGGGGGGAACTGATCGGGCGTCCGGTCATTGCTGTTCAGGACTTCTCTGCATAAGGGGCAATACGCATGGCAAGTCAGAAACGTCTTGGGGATGATATATTCCCGCTGTCTCCGGTCACTTTTCCTGACCTCCCCATTGGATCGGTCTCCTGGGTGTTCTTTGGAACAGGCTTAGGGCAGAATCAGATCGTAGGCCAGCCGGCGCTCGTTGTCCCCGCAGGCTGCTCCGCCCCAACAATTACTTCCAACGCCATTGTTGGGACAACTGGAACCACCGGAGCCGGTTATTCCACCCAAATTGCACTGCAAGCTGATAATTCCCAACCCTGGACCATGATATTCGTAGGCAAGGGGCCGGGTGCAGGGACCACCAACTTCCTGATGGGCTGTCAGCAGCGCTACTTCCTTCTCAACCAAGCCCTCGCCGGCAACTCCAATCAGCCGACAATCTTTGGTGGCGTTGGCAATTTGTTCCCAACAACCCTGACGGTTCCTGATACGCGGGTGCCTCGCATGTATGCGATGTCAGGGGGCGGCAATGGGCAACTGGCTACCCTGTTTGATGTGGCATCAGGGGCCTCAGTAACCGCTACGGAAAATCTGGCCAACAACACCGACCCCGTTGATATCTTCGCGGGCGTCAATGGTGGGCGCCCGGTATCGGGCTTGCATCCAAGCGCTAACTTTGAGGCCATTATACAAGGGCAGGCGCTGAACCTGACCGCGCTTCAGACGCTCTATGGATCAATAAAAGGATTCTTGAATACGGTACTAAAAGTTGGGGTCGCATAATTCATCATGGCGACCGGACCAGAAGACCCTGGCTCATGGTTCCAAGTTTTAACCTCTATCATCGATTGGGCCGCCGCTGTCCTGGCTGGTATTCTGGGCGGCATCATGGTTTACACCCATGCAAGGATCGACCGGGTTGAGCGCGCCCTACATGGGAGGCTCGATAAAATGGATGAAACCTTTCGTCGTGATTTGGATACGGCCCGAGATCGGGTAGAGGCGGGCAACAAGGAGGCTGCGATGGCGATCACCAACGCCATGCGACAGCTTGAAACAAAGCTGGATAGCCTACGCAACGAGGCGCTAAGTCAACGGGATAAAACCGACGACCGTATATGGCGGGCGTTGGAGGGCCTACAAGTCAAGTTTGAAGATGACCGCAAGGCTGCCGCAGTTGACCGCGCCAACATGCTCGCAATCATGGTGACGCGCAATCAACTGGCTGAACAGATCGATCGACTTGCCGGCTCCTACAACCAGCCAGAACATACTGTCCGATACCGCGCACCCAAAGGAGAGGTATAAATGTCAACGACCAACCCCGCCGCATCCAATCCCAACCTTGTCACCCGTAATGACCTGATCGCCGATGCCAAGTCCTTACCTGACCTGATCCGCAAGGCGCAGGCGGTCGATCCCGACCTTGCCAGCATGTTCACCGGTAAGGCCCTGCTCGCCTCCAAGTCGGTCTGGGGCAATGCCATCGCGCTGGTGGTCTCCTGGGTTGTTACCCGCTATGGCCTTGGCTGGGACGCCAACACCAGCGCAATGGTGACCGGCGCAATCGTCATGGTGGCAACGCTGATCTTCCGCGCGCTGACCGGCCAGCCGATCACCGGCATCTTTACCGCTGCCCCTGCATCGACCGCCGCCATGCAGGGCAGCACCCCACTTACCAAGGTGATCGCCCTACTGTTCGCGATCGGCTTTGCCCTGACCCTGGCAGCCTGTGGCAAGCAAACACCATCCCAGGCCGCGCAGGACATCAGCCTAGCCGCCAGCGGCTTGCAGGCGGCGCTGGGCAACATGCCAGGGGTTAGCGTCCCGCCAGCGGTTACAAGCGCCCTGGCGGACTTGCAGGCAGAGGCGGGGGCCTTTGCGGCGGCGGATAGTCAGGCGGCGCAGCAGACCGTTGTAAAGCGCGTTGAGGCCGACATCAACGCGATCGTCGCGGCTGCCGGCAGTATCCCCGGATTGCCGCCCAAGGCATTGCAGGCGGTCCAGCTTGCCGATGTCCTGTTGCCGGTCATTGAGATGGAGGTCAATATGATCCCGGCCGCCAGCGCAGCGGCAAGCGGCACATCGGCCGACGTTGCGCGGGCCGGATTGAAGAACCCCTGATAACGTAGGCTTGATTGCAATCAGGGGCGCAAGTCCCATATAGGCGCGGGGCAACTCCATCACCTGGGATTTGCCCTGGTCTCTCAATAGACATGCAAACTAGCCGGCCGGGACCCACCTCCCGGCCGGTCTTTTATTGACCCTAATCATTGCGCTTTGTTATCAATAATGCGCCGATTGCCGCCAACAAGATCAGCATGGACGAAGGCTCCGGGATATTGACCGGTGATGCCTCCGCGCTGCTGCCCTGGGACGCGCCTGGGATCGCCTCAAGGTTGCCCCCGCCTGATAGTCCCCCAGGTCCCCAAAGGAGCGCCCCGCCGCCTGCCAGCCCGCCTAGCGGGACCGCAAAGCATACAAAGGCGACCAGCGCTTTGTGGCGAATGATGCGCCTTGCCGCGACGGCGTGGGGCTTATGCCAGTGATGGATGATGCGCCGGCCGACCCCAACCCCCGCAGCAATGGGCTTTACCGCGATGCTGGCGCCCTTGGCTGCCAGCTTTGCGACTGGCGCAATGGTGCGGATCAGGACCGGCGCGCAGAGCCATGTAAACGGCATCAGCCTGCCCCCGCCGCTGCGACCGCCAGCATGATCAGGATGATGTAAACTGCGCCCCGCATTATGCCTGGGAACAACAGCGCCCCCAGGATCAGAACCAACAGAATTATCATAATTGTGACCCCCTTCTAGATCAGGTTATCGGGAACGAGCACCATCTCGAACTTGGATCGGGTGCCCATCACTATTCTTACGTTGGCCTCCTGCTCCTCCTCCCACTCCTTTTGCAGCCGCATGGTGGTTGCCGTCCGCAGCCAGAAGACCCGCTGCCACTCGCGGCCCTTGCACTTATGCCCGGTGCATAGGGTTATCATGCCAGTAACATCATCCTGGAACAGCGACTCAATCTCCACCACCAGCTCATCGATCTGGGTCTTACCCTGCTGCCGACAGCGATCGATAAATATACGGATGGTCTCGACCTTGTCGGTGATGTCCTGCTCCCGGCGCTCAGACTTGGCAGCGCGCGCCTTGGCGATCTCGCGTTCCAGATGCTTGGCCAGCCGCTCCTCAAGCAACTTGATCGACCGGATTTTCCATAGCCGGCAAAGCGCTACCAGCCCCTTGCCGAGGTCGCGCCCCTCAACCTTGCAGGCAACGCCCTCGCGGATCATCCGGTAGGCGGTCGCGATCAGGGGGCGGGTAAACCGGCAGATGACCGCGCTGGTCGCGTCCGGCGCGTCCTGCATGAACCAAGGCTTGACCGGCAATGGCTTGCCCTGGCAATCGGGACAGATCGGCTTCTCGGCAAATGGCCACTCCACCTTGCCAACCAGCTCGCCCGCCTTGCCGGTACCCTTACATGTTGGGCAGGGGACGACATTAGCAACGTTTACAGGCCGAACGATGCCCTCTGGCGCGCGGTCATGCGCGATGATGTCATACTCCGGCGCAAAGCCCCTGACAAAGCTTACAACCGCCTTGGGGCAGCGATAGGTGACGGTCAGGGGCAGCTCGATCGCGTTAAACCGCTCAATAGTCTTGTCCATGCTATCCCCGCCGGCTCCGGTGAAGCCGTAGATCGACTGGCGCCGATCGCCAACGAACAGCGCCCGCCCGGTCCGCTTGACCATGCGCTGCGCCATCTCAAGCCTTGCCGGATTGGCATCCTGCCATTCATCGCCCAGGAACCAGTCGTTCTGGAATGGCCGGGTCTGATAGTAGATCGGCGCGAACAGCATGTCGTCGAAGTCGATCAGTTTGGGGCATTGATCCGCGCTGCGCTTGTAGATCGTCTGGACCCAACCCAGGACCTCCTCAACGTCATAGGTCTCGGGTAGGTCCTGGTCCGCGCTGAAATGATCCACAAGCTTGCGCCAAGTCGCCAGATCATCGATCGCGGTCTTGCCCTTGCAGCCGATCAGATATTGCTTGCCGAAGCTGACCATCTTGCGGATGAAGCTGTAGGCGCTATCGATCTCCTCCCGCCGCGCCGGCATTGCCTTGCCCAGATCATCGATCAGCTTGGCGACCTTGGTCTCCTCAACGACAACGCCCTTGAAGGCGCTGCGGAACTCGCTGTAGCCGGCGCTATGCATGGTTGCAATGTAGACGTTGCTGCCGATGCCCTCTGCCCCCGCCTTGGCCTTGAGGTCCTTGGCGGCGCTGGCGTTATAGGCGCCCAGGAATATCTTTCCCTGCATCCGGGATAGCGCCTGGATCAGCGTGGTTGACTTACCGGCACCGGCAACCGCGAGCAGGACCGCATTGCCGTGCCCGGTTTCAACCCAGTCGAATAGGGCGGCTTGCTGCGGCGATGGGACGAAGACCGGCTTGGCGGCCTGCTCGGCGTCGAAGGCGCGCTCCCGCTTCTCGAGGTTGGCCAGCATGATCTGGCGCGGGGACAGCGCGGGCAGTTGGGCGGTTGGGGCGGGCGGCGCGACGATCGCTGAGGTCTGGAACAGATGGGCGCGCTTGCCGCGAAAGCGAAGTTCGGATGCCATTGGGTTCTCCCGTAGGTCGGTTGGTGACCGGCGATATATACGGGATGCCGCGCCACAAGGCAAATAAAAAAGGCGCCCGAAGGCGCCCCTAATTGGATCAGATATCAGCCAGTAATCTTTCCAGCGATTTGTTGGCCTCCTCCCAGGTCGATCGTGGCATGATCAGCCGGACCCCGTTAACCTCCAGACCGATGCAACATTCGTGGCCATCGATCCCGCCAACGCCTTGCGGGTAAACAGCGGTGTTGACAAAGCCGGACGCTAGCGCCTTGCGCGCCCGATGCTTGATAAGTATTGCATGCTTGGCCATCATCAGCCCTCCACGACTGGGATGTACATTAGGCGGGCATCAGTCATGCTGGTGGTGTGCCACATCGCGACGCCGGGGCCAGGACCGCCTTGCACCGCGATGGCAACCATACCTGCCCGACGCGGTTCATTAGCGCGCCGTACTACCGGGCACAGGGTGGGATGGTTGGTGAATTTCCAAAACAGTTTACCAGCGTCCAATGCCTGAATTATTTCGGTAAACGATTTGGGATGATGATGATTTGGGAAACGCGCGCGAAACTTGGCCATTGGGGGTCTCCTTGGTTGGTCCCTATTTTATACGCGCGAGCCGCCACAAACGCAAGCTACTTTGCGCGCAGATCGCTGAAAAACTTGCGTCCCGACCGGATTATATTTCATCTGTAGGGCGTACGCGAAGAATGCCGATTGCTCGGCATCCTCGCTACCAGATTTGGCTAGCTGTTCTGGTGTCATTTTACATATCGGTCTTTAATTTCAATTGCATTAGCCATTGCACGTTCGGCCGTAGCGAAACATTGGTCAGAAAGCGCAATTCGACCAGTTCCGCCTAACCTTGGCGGCACAGCATCACGCAATTCCCATGTCCAAGCTGTTTTGCCCATTTGCTCAACGATGATTTTAACTTTTGTCATGGCCATCAGTTGGTCCCCCGGCCGACGATCACCGTTCCCTTGTTGCCGCGCGCTTGGGTGGCCAGGACGCGCTCGCGGGCATGCTGGGCGACCTTGCGGATGAAGACATCGGCCGGGTTGGTCCCCATCGCCCAGGTCTCAACGGCAGATAGGGCGGTCATCAGCAGTTCGACCTGATCGGCCTTGCCATCGACCGGCAGGCTGTCCAGGCGGGCGATCATCAGTTGCAGCGGCGAAAGCTGCGGGGGCGGGGCAGGCGGCGCGATCAGCGCGGGATCGACGGTTGCGCGGGGCATTGGTTGGTCTCCTTGGTTAACCCGGATTTTATACGCGCGAGCCGCCACAAACGCAAGCTACTTTGCGCGCAGATCGCTGAAAAACTTGCGCCCCGACCGGATTATTTCATCCGACAGGTCCCGCCCCTCCTTGATGAAGGCCAATATCTTGCGATCGACCGGCGCCGCGATCAGGTGATCCAGCATCAGCGGCCGGTCCCCGCGCGCCATCGGCCGCGCGATCGCCTGCTCATAGTCCCTGGGACTGACCGGGCACTCGAACATCAGGACATAGTCAGCCTGGGGCAGATCAAGGCTGGTCCCGCCAACCCGGCTCTGGGCGACCAAGACCTGCGCCTCCCCGGACTGGAACGCCGCAACCTTGTCCCCGCGCCGATCGTCCCCGCCGCGCAGCCATGCATGGGTCAGCTTGGCCTGCGCCAGCGCCTTGCAGATCAGCTCCCCGCTATGGGTATACTCGTGGAAGATCAATAACTGGATGCCGGCCGGCAGGGTATCCAGCATCTCAGCCAGCCAGCGCAGCTTGACCGACCCATCGAAATGAACGGTCATCCGTCCATGCTTGTCGTGATCGAATGGCAGATAGCCAGCCGCGACCTGCCGCAGCCGATGGAACGTTGCCTTGATCTCAATCTCATCGTAGCCGTCAAGGTTGACCGCCTTATCGATGACCTCCTCATACGCGGCAGCCTGTTCCTCCGGCATGGTCAGCGCGACATCCCCGGCAAATACCTCAGCCGACCTGACCTCATCCTTGCCATAGGCCAGCGCCAGCCCGCCCAGCTTGTCCTGGAAGGCCGGCATCTTGCGCTTATCGAACACCATCTCGGTGAAGCCTTTGAAGCCCTTCTTCTTGGTGCTGAAGGCTTCGCGGAAGAACGGGAAATTGTAGCCAAACGTCGCGCCATCATCGATCAGCGCGGCTTGCGCCCAGATGTCAAACGGGTTGCGGCCTATTGGCGTGCCGGTCAGCCCTACGCGCTGCTTGCACTCGGTAATCAGCAGCCGCACGAGTTCTGTCCGCAGCGCCCAAGGGTTGCTATAGATATGGATTTCATCGATGATGGCGTGGCTGAACGCGTGCGCCGCGATCTTGAGCCAGTCCCGGTTGGGGTAAAGCTTGGGCTCTTCTTTGCGGCTTAGCTTCTTGATCGTAAACAGCAACTGAACGGTTGTTGGCGGCATGACGATGAGATCGCAATCGCTATCCAGCGCATCGAGTAGCTGATCTTCGCGGCTGTCATCCTGATAGCTTTCAACCGTCCTGATATCCAGGTCCGAATGTAACGCTGCCTGGGTGCGCCAGACCTGACAGGCTATCGGGGCATGGGCGAGGATCAGTCCCTTGCGTCCCCGGTCAAGTAAACCGGCGCGGCGGAGATGCATTGACCAGTCCAGCGCCATCTTGGACTTGCCCAGCCGCATCCAATAGAGCAACAGGGACCGGCGCTTATAGAGGGCGAACGCGGTCCCCTCCAACTGATGCGGCCGGCTTACCGTCTTTTCATCATACTGGCTGCCGGTGCTATCATAGATCAGCCGGCGCAACTGTGATGCGGACTCCCCCTTGAATGCCGGCAGATATGGCGCCGGCTTATCAAGGAACCGCTTTATGGCTTCAGGATTCGTCGGGATCGTCGCCTCCCTCTTCCCCGTCGCCAGTTATGCGGTTGACTTCCGCATCGACAAACTTTGACATGTAAACGCTATCCAGGCAGAACTGGCCGGTTGAATAGTTCTGCGTGATCATCACCATAACCTTGTCTTCAACATCGCGGCCTGCATCGACCAGTATGCGTGCAAGGCCAAGCTGGCGTTCCTTGCCGGTCCTGCTGATCGTTATCACGACATCCGCATCCTGCACGATCTTATAGGCTTCCGATGCCATGCTGGATGTGACGGTCTTGGCGGTATCCGTTGTCCGGTTGCCCTGCCAGACTGTCAACCCGGCCATGTTGAAATCCTGGCATAGCTGGCGCAGCCCCAAGAAGTTGCGCGCCATCGATAGCCGCGCGTTTTGCTCATCGTACTGCATGATGCCGGCATAATCGACTACCAGCAGATCGGGCTTGAAGTTCTTGGTCTTTTCCAGATAGCGCAGATATGCGCGGAGCTGCGGCACGGTCAGGCTGCCCGATGAAAACTCTTTGATCAGCAACGGCGGACGCGCCTTGAAGCGCGCAAGCTGCTTGGCGATTGCCGCCCGGCGATCCGGGTTGATGGCGTCGGGCGTCAGCTCATCCCAGTCCAGCCCGATCATCTTACCGGCTTTGTCTTTCTTAAACACCGGGACCCTGATCTTGCCGACCTCCCGGCTTGACATGGCAAGGACCGCCATAATGAACCGGCGCGCAACCTTCTCCTGCCGCATCTCCAATGTGATATAAAGCACTGATTGGCGATGCATCAGCGCCATCTTGGAAGCCTGGATCAGGAACCAGCTCTTACCGATCTTCTTGTTGCCAATCGCTACCATCATTTCCTTGCGTTGCGGCCTGACCCCCATGCGGTCAAGAACGTCGATCCCCAACGGGAAATAGTCTTCCTCGCGTTCTTGCATGAACGATAGCATGGCATCGGGGTCATGCAGGAATATCCCCTCGGTCTGGTCCCCCTTGATCTCTGCCCGATGTAAGGCGTCCTGCGCGGCTTTAAGGTTGCCGGCGTCAACTGCATCCAGGGCAGCTTCCGCAGCCTTGGCAACATGCCGTAAATCGAGCCATTGCCCGAGTTCCCCCAGGACATACTCGGGTTGCAGGGCCGGCGCCAGCTTTTGGATGTCGCCAACGATGCGCTCCATCAGCTTGCCTTCCTCCCCGCGCCGCATATCGGGCTCAAGTAGGTCGATCAGATGGGGACCCGGCGCGCGGCCAAAACGCTCTACATAATCAATCGCCACCTCAGCAATGCGTCGATAACTCCGCGAGGAGAATATGCTTGCGCTTATCTCAAGGACCAGTCGCGGCGCGTGGTCATCGGATGTGCACAGGAGCGTCAGAACGTTGGCTTCGTTTGCGCCCCTAAGTGTTTCCTTCAATCCAGGCCGACGATCTTATGGAGCTGTAACGACAACCGGTATCCATAGCGCATGCAAAGCTCCGCCGCGCGCTTGGCGTTGGCCGCGTTCTTGGCGTCGTCGTTTTCATCCATCGGTTGCAGATATATCCGCCGCTTGGCCAGCTTGAGCTGGGGCGGATGATATAGGATCAGGGGCTTGCCGCCCTTCTGGGTATCAACAATCGGGATACCGGTCTCCTCATCGATCTTGTCGGTGGAGCTGATCAGATATTTGAAGAACAAATAAGGGTTACTGTCGCTCGCCATATGCCTGATTTCCGCCGCCACCCCATGCGTCTTGGGCGAACAGACAATCGAGACCCTGCCATCGACCCGCATATCCTCGCGCGGCCAGACCGATCCCGCCGTCTCGACCTGGAACAGCATCTTGGCCAACTTCTCATGGCGGAACAGCGCGCCGATCTCCTGCAACATGGGCTCCCCGCCGGTGAAGACAAAGAACCGACAGTTATTGCGCTCCGCTGATTCCAGCATGGCATATAGCAGTTCCCCGTGCTTCATCTGGGTTACCGGGGTCTCAAACTGGGTATCACAGAACCAGCAGCGCAGATTGCAGCCAGCCAGCCGGACAAAGATCGCCGGCACCCCCGCATACGGCCCCTCGCCTTGGATTGTCGGAAACATTGAGTGGACCCTAAAGCCAGCCGCCCCAGGCACCCGCGACGCAATAGCATTCTTACCGAACATTGCCCCCAACCTTTCCGTTTAGTCTGCTTGCGAAACTGCGCTGCACTTGCGGGTCTCATCGACCTGCACCCGCCGCAGATATACCCCCGTTCCGGCAAGCTGCTGCGGACCAATGACCGTCCGCAAATACTCCGCCATGTTCTCGGCCGTTGGGTTGAATGGAACCAAATAGATGGAGTCCAGGCATGCGGGCTCAAGCAGTCCGCCTAGTAATTCTGATGCAACGACATCATTGTTCCACAACAGCATCTTATGGTCCCAGTTGTCCTCAAGCCATTGGCAGAGCCGGGACTTGATAACGCCAAAGTCGATCACGCGGCCGACGATATCGAGGCGCTCGGCAGCGCATTCAAAGTGAACCCTGCCGTTGTGTCCGTGCAATCCCCTACATTTATTCTCATGGCCAACTACCCGGTGCCCGTATGAGAAGTCATGAAACCTTGTTGCCGTGATCATTATCGTGGCTCCGCTGCCTGCCGTCCGCGCTTGGTCTCGCCCATATCCCCCTGCGCCAAGGTCAGGTCGTGTTGCCGGCGCCAAGCGCGGGCCTGCATGATGCTCTGCCTGCCCAGGTCGGACAGGGTTACCCCGACCTCGCGCGCTGTTGCCGCCAGATACCACATGCAATGCGCCAACCCGGTTGCGATTGCCTGCTTGTTGTCGGCAGTAACCGGCGCAAGACCGATCATCACGTCGTGATGCTTTTGCAGCGCCCGCCCGGCCTCGCCTGCCAGCCCCGCCAAGGCAATTGTAATGCTGCTAGGCGCCCCTGACCCCCGCGCCGGGTAGATAGCCTCGGCCCATGCATAGTCCTGGTAGCCGTTAAGCGTAAGCGGGTCCTTGGTCGATGCCTGCATGATTGGGCGGATGACGACCATGTTGCCGCCGGCCTCAAGGCTGGCGGTGCATTCTACCTTGTTGCCGAACGCATCCATCACCATGACGTTGGCATAGGGATGGTCGGTCAACAACTCGGTCAGGCTAAACGCTTTCATCTGCTACTCCGCTTTGCTGACCAGCGCCATCGCTGATCCTTGTTCCGTCTTGCTGACAATCCAGACCTCATCGAACGCCCCATGCGCCAGCGCCCGGTGATCGCAGACCCAGATGGACTTCTGGGTGATATCGGCGCGATGTTTAAGCATGGTCAACAGGTCCTCTATACCCAGGTCGGAGAGCCAAGCGGTCGGCTCATCCCAGACCTCAAACCCAAACTGGACCCCCGCCGCGCGCTGGATCATGTTTGACATGCCGATCGCGACCGCCAGCTTGATCCGCTGCGCCTCCCCACCCGACCATGCCTCCCAGATTGCGGACGCCTGCGGGCTATGAACGATGATCTGCACCCCAGGCCGCAACGTCCCCGACTTGGTCTCAGTCTCAGTCGCAAACTCAATGCGCCAGCCAACCAAGCCCAGCGATAGCGCAGCGGCAGCTGACTCTATCTCTAACTGTTGTAGGACGCGGCGGACCTCAAATAGCCGGACGCGCTTATAGGCTGCCACCCAGAATTCATATTGCAGGACCGCACTGCCGGCGCGGCGCTTCTGGCTGTGCAAGGCGCGGATTGCCTTGGTCAGCGCCGCGCGATCGGCCTCAAGCTTTTCAATGTCAGCAAGGAACGGATTGGGCTCATCAGCCAGCCGCTCAACGACGGCAGCCGCACCCTGGATAACCCGATCTTGTGCCTCGGCTTCTGCTTTCTCGCGCTGCCATTTGTCGCGCAGGAACTCAACCTTGCGCAGTTCCTTGTTGTAGTCGTTTTCCTCGCGGTTGATGCTTTCGGTCAGGCGCACGGTGTTGTTGTTGCTCAAGGCAAGATCGGCTTGGATGCGGTCCAGGTCTGCCCCATGTTTGCGGACATGCTGAACAATGTTGTTGGCATCAATCTTCTGCCGACAGGTTGGGCAGACCTTGTTCTTCTTATAGAAGGCCAGGACTTGTTCTGCCTCAGTCCTGGCTTTGAATAGCGCGCGATAATCAGCTTCCAATCGCGCCTTGTCTTCCCGCATGCGATCCAGGCCCTTGCGCCGCTGGTCCAGCTTTGGTGTCGCTGCATAGGCAGCCTCTGTCATCTTGTCCTTGAGCCTTAAATCATCCGCGCGCTTTTCCTCTTTCTCTACATCATCAATCGCGCGCTCAACGCGTTGATCCTGCTGGGTATCCCATTCATCGGCCCTGGCTTGCAGATTGTCAGCCGATGGCATGCCGGCCAGTTTGCCTTCTGCAAAGCTGATGTCGTTGTCGATCTTGTCCATATCCGCCCGCGCATCCTTTTCCTTGCGCGCGGCATGGGCGGACAGGTCAAGCCATATTTGCAGGTCCAAGACCTCATCAAGCAGCGCGGCGCGCTCAGGCATCGATAGATCGATGAACAGCGGGACGCCCTGACCAAAGATGACGGCATGCAATAGGCGCAGCCGGGTCAGCCCCATTGCGCGGTCAACGGTTGCCTGCTCGACCTGCAAGCCCTGCAAGGTCAGGCGATCAGGGGAGCCTTGGCGAATGACGTCCACCAGTTCATCATCGATCATCAGGTAGGCGCCGGCCTGGGGTTGTTTCTCGCCCCAGGTAACAAGATCAGCCGCGCGCAGGCCCTTGACGCTGCGCCCGGTCAGCGCGAAGACCGCCGCATCCCACAGCGTTGACTTGCCGGCACCATTGGCCCCCAGGCGCGGCTGGGTCTTGTTATCGCCCCCGATGAACTTGAGGCCGGGCGCCACGGATAGGTCGATGGTTGCCGCATGGAACGACCGGAACCGCTGCATGGATACTTGGGCAAGGTCAATCCGTCGCACCGCGCGCCTCCTCAATCATCGCAAGCCCCAGGTCCAGCGTGGCGCCATCGATCTCTTCCGCCGCTGCAAAGTCCCGCAAGGTTTCCGTTGGCCCGCCCGGCACCCAGGTCATTGTTTCAAAGTCCGGCCGCTCGCCGAGGACGCTGGTCGCCTGGATCGATGGTTCGATGGATGCCAGGATAACGCCATGCTGCCGCGCCCAGCCCGTTACTTGATCCTGCATGGCGCCCCAGCGGTCCATTTGATCAATCGGCAGGCTATAGATGACCTTGGCCATATCCCCTTTGTAAACCTTAATAGCGTCCAGGTTTGCCAGATCATCCAGCCGGATCATCCATTTGCGGATGCCCCGGATCGGGACCTGCTTGACTACTTTATACTGGTCATCAATGACCACCATCTGTGGCGGATAGCTGTCACCATATTTGATGACATGCGGAGCGCCAACATAGAGCAGGCTGGCGCCCGCGTTGCCAAGCTTGACCCGCTGGGTTGTATGGATGTCGCCGGCATAATACTGGACGCCGCGCGGGAAACTGATCTCATCGAACTTGTCAGTACCAAACTCCTGCCCGTTCTCGGTTGCGCCGGCAAAGGTCTGATGCGTCAGGACGCATTTGTAACGCTTGAAGTCTATGCCCTCCCAATCTGCCTTGGGGTTGGCGCTATAGGGCAGCATCAGCGCATCATTGCGGATCGCGCGGGGCTTTGGATGATATTCTACATTCTTGATCTTGTTGAGGAATGACCAAAATGGCGTCCCATCCAAGGGCATATCATGGTTGCCCATTAGGATTTCAACATAAGCCGGGAGTTGGGCCAGCTCTTGCACCAGCCGATTGACCAGCAAGCGCCCATGCTTGTCCTTGCGGTCGGTCAGGTCCCCGAGAACCCAAACCTCGGTATCGTTGTAATCCTTGACCAGTCTGGCCAGATGATCGAATACCTGCCAGCGATATTCATCTTCTGGGGCATCGGTCAGATGCCAGTCGGCAGTCAATATGGGCATGGGGTCAAACCTTCAGGAAGTCATCAGGGTTTATACGCAGGAAGTCATCCAGCGCCATGATGAACCACCAACGGTTGACGATCAGATGGCGCGGCATGATGACCCCGCGCCGGCTGTTGTTGGCTGCCAGGGTAAAGCAATCCATGATGAGCTGCCCGGTCCGCGCGCCGCACATCAGCAGCGGCGCCTTATGGTTCTGCTTGGCGATCAGCAGGTAACGGCATCCGATTGCCTGCGCCTGACCATCGGCCAGGGAATTGATCTGATAGAGGATGGAGCTGCCCCGGCTATCGTAAATGAACTGTTCAAGCCCCAGGCTGGCCAGATGCTTGCACTCGATTGAATACTTGGACAGGAAGTTGAAGGCCAGCGGGTGCGCCGCCATCAGATCGCCCGGCATGCGCGATGACATCTTGCCTTGCTGGGCTGTGATGGTAAACGAGCCGCCCGACAGGACGTTGCGGCTGAAGATATCCGGCCGCTGATTGTTGGTCAGCCAGAGGGACAGCCGCTTGCCGACCTCGCGCTCCCAGGCCGATCCCTTTGCGTGCCCACCGCCGCTGCGCAACTCAACCCCCCGCCTGATACTTGCGCATGGTCGGGCGCATCGCATCCTCGATATCGCCCCAACGATGTTTGACGCTGTCCCGCAGTTCCCGCGCCAGATCAAGCAACCCATCGCGGTCCTGATTGCGGCGAAACCGCGCAATCTCGGCCTTGGTCTCGGTGATGTTTTTGAATGGCAGTTTGCCGTTGTTATCCTGCAACCATTGCGCGTTGCTGGTTTCATCATCGACGCCATAGCCGAATAGGATGCTGATCTCCGCGCGCCGATAAGGTAGGCTGATCTTGTTCTTCTTATTGTTGACCAGCACCTCAACGCCAATCGGCCGCTTGACCTTATCCCATTCCCTGTAAATCTTGCCGGTCTCTGCCAGCCATATCTCCTGACTGCAATAGAACCGCAGCGCCTTGCCGCCCGATCGGGTCTTCTTCTCGCCAAACGTCACCCCAATGTTTTCCCGCGTCTGCGATATGACCAGCATGGCGCATTGCGCATCCCTGACATCGGCGGTGACAAGGCGCAGCATCTTGGAGCTATCCCGCGCCTTACCGGTGCCATAGCTGGCCGCGCCAAAGTCAGCCGCCAGTTCCGCCGCATCGGACAGCCCATCGAAGCTATCCAGCGCGTAAAGCTTTGGCCCCTCATCGGCATCTTTGAGAAAGGCTTTCAGGTCGTTGTGCCAATCCTCAACGGTCCGCAGCGTTGTGGTTTCTTCCTCGCTGCTAAGCCTGATCCCTTTGGGCATCCCCAGGCTTTCGGCATAGGCGACATCGAACGCCGCTTCTGACTCCGCGTAACGGATATTGCCCGGCGCCCAGCGTTGGGCAAAGTTGGCGCATGCCTCGATGACAAGCAGCGTCTTACCGCTGCTTGCATCCCCGACAATGTTTGCCACGCGCCCGACCGCCCAGCCGCCTCCCAAGATCAGGTCCAGTAACAAGCTTCCGCTTGTTATGAACTCAACTGCGGGAGGCGCTTCCGGCTCGACAAATCTGGCGCGTGGCATCTGGTCAACCCTTCTTTAGTGGTTAGCGGTCCCGGTTGCGGTTACCGAACCGCTCGCGGAGATTGGCGGATGTCGACCGGGCGCTGTCGCGGGTATCATCGCGATCTCGGCCCCTGTCCCGATCCCGGCCGCGATCATCATCAGCCGGACCGGCGCGTGCATCATCATCATTGGGCGGTGGCGGCTCATCCTTGGCCTTATCTTCCTCAGCTGCCCGCGCCCTGGCCCCCCGTTGCTTCAAGGGCTCTTCCTTGGGCTTGGCCTCCTCCCGATCATCGTCACGACCGCGCCGGGTCTCCCGGTCCCGATCATCGCCCCTGTCCCGGCCGCTGGCGCGGTCCCTGGGGGCTTCCTCCCGATCCCGCGACCTATCCTCGCCCCGATCGCGGTCACCGCCCTGGCGATCAGCAGAACCGCGGTCCCGGCTGTCAGCGTCACCACCCCGATCGCGAGTTGTACGATCGCGATCACGGGGATTGCGAGCATCATCATCACGAGAGCGAGCATCATCCCGACCACCGCTATCACGAGCGCGAGTGGAACCGCGATCCCGATCAGTATCATCGCGAGAACGCGCATCGCGCCGACCACCTCCTGACCGCGCATCTTTATCGTCATCATCTTGTGGCACCCCACCGTCGAAGATTTTCTTGACCGCATCATAGTCCCGCCAGACCAGGACCTCCGGCAACGGATGATCCTCGACAAATTCCATGTCGGCCTCATTGACGCTGGATGGGTCGCGGTCGATGCGCTCCCCTTCATAGCGCGTCCTATCCCGTTCCCCTGACCGATCAAAGCTGACGTTGTAACCGTCCCAGGGATGATCAATGACCAGCAGCCGGCCAGATCGCCGGTCCTTGGCCAGCTTTGTGAAGTTCTTGTCCAGGCTGGGCGGCATGGACCAGAGCAGCGGGCCGCGTTCCTCATCCTTCATATCGACAACCCAGCAAAGGACGCGGTAATTCCACTTGAGTTCTTTCTCAAGCTCCTCATCCCCTGCCCGGTTGGCCTTGGTCCTGGCCTCGCAGATCGGACAACGGTTGCCGAAGCCGCGCTTCTCTGCCTCCTCGCCCATCTTGGCAAGGCAAAGCACTGCGCCGCGATCAGGGCCGATGCCGTAATGGACAAAGATATCCAGGCCGAAGTGCCGCGCATCCTCCCACGTCGGCGGCATGAAGCGGACCCAGTTATCGCCCTTCTGCGGGCTATAGGTCCGGAACTCATTGCTCATGAAGCTGGTAAAACCGGCCCCCTGATTATTGGCGCGATCCTCCCAGTCCTTGTCATCGCGCTCGCGATATTCAAAACGCCCTTTAGCCATTTCCACTCCTTGGGTTATTGTCGCGGTCAACGCTGCGCTTCCATGCAGCGCCCGCGACGCGCACGACTGCATATACCAATAGAAGCGCCAGTAGGATTGCGGCCAGACCCCCCAGACCCAGCCTGATAGCGCTGCTCAAAACTGAGAGCGCACTATCCATTGCGACGGCTGCCCCGTTGCTTGAGGGGGGGATCGGGGTCCTCCTTTTCCTTCATCTGTTGGCGCAGCTCGTTGATATCATCGCGCCGGTCACGCATGGCGCTGGACGGCGTCAGATAGCCGGCGGTCGTTAGGTCCGCGATGCGCCTGATAGCGCTGCCCAGGTCGCTGTAAGCGCCGGTAAGCGCTGACCAGATGCGGACGCTATGCTCTGCATCCTCCATGACGGCGGTTGCCTTCTGGACTGACTTGGTCAACGGCAGTTCCCGGTTGACCCTGGCTTCCGAGAATGGCTTATCGTTATCATCGGTCAGCCGGCGGAGTTTGTTGGCCTCCTCCGCTTCCGCAAGGATCAGGTCATGCTTGCAGATGTCGCGATCCCTGACCGCGCCCGCGCAGTGTTCCGCGACCTCCTGCATGGATGCCGGTTGTCGCAATAGCTCATCATCCAGCCGCAGCTCATCGATGCCTTTCTTGAGGCCATCGCGCAGCCGGACATAGTCTTCTTCGTGAAAGATATAAATGGGCAACTTAGCCTCCCCACATCATGCGACCAACAGCGGCGATGAACTGCTGCTTGCGGTCAAAGGTTGTCACCGGGAATAACAGCGCATCCAACAACTGCCAGACCATGCGCGCCCGCTTCTCGTCCTCCTGGTTGATCAGGACCGCAGCCATATACCCGCCGGCCTGCATGACCGAGTCCTCGAAGCTGTCCTGCTCCTTGATCTTGAGCAGCAGATCGCGGACCAATGGCCATGTCTTGCGGCCTGATACAAAGAGCTGCAACAGTTCCTTCAGCGGGTCGGATGCATCCTGTAAGCTGATGATGCGCTGCGCCTCGGCCTTGTTGGGCGCATCATGCGCGACCTGTAACAAGGAAATGGCCTTGCGCGGTGACCCGTTGCATTCCTGCACAATCATCTGCATCACATCGGGCTTGACCTGCATATGCTCAGCAGCAATGATTGCGTCTAGTAGGTCTTGGGTATCCTCGCGGCTGACTGGCTTGAGGATGCAGTGATAGCAGCGCTGTCGGACCGTCTCGATGATCTTGTCCAGCTCGGTTGTGCATAGCGCAAAGAACAGATGGCGGGGCGGTTCCTCGAGTATCTTGAGCAACGCCTGCCATGCCGGCTTTGATAGGGTATGGCAGTTATGAACTATGCATCCTTCGATTGAGAAGGATGGGTGCCCGTCGATTGTAAGATCATAGAAGTCCGCATACTCCTTATCACCGATTTGATGCGTTTGACCGCTTTGTCGAAGTCTCTGGATATCTGCCGGTTGGAGATGCGCAACACTCTCCACCCTAATTGTTGAAGACATTGGTCCTTCTTTTGATCGAGGACGCGGCCTTCCGCTGATCGATGAGTGCTCCCGTCTATCTCGATCGCAAGCTTGATATCCGGAAAGGCTATGTCTGCTTTGTAAGCATGGGGATATCCTGTTGTTTTGCGAGGACCCAACATCGCGGTGCGAATAGCAAGTTCCATAATGCTGCCCGGGAACGCCGCTTGGATCGCAGCTTGTTGGGTGGTCGGTCCTCGCCCGTTGCCCCCTTGCCAGGGTTTGACGGGCCGCAATGTTCCATTGGCGCTTTTGGTTTCCATCATCTTTTGTATAACAGCTTGGAAGCGCATTGGATTGTTTTGCGTCATGCGCGCGGAATGCATAGCTGCTAACTCTTTGCCCCTCGGGCTGGCCGCTCGCTTCTGTTGCGCTACCCGCATTGATTGTTTCCAGTCCTCGGGTCGCGGGCCAGTTCGTTTGTTGGCCGCGATCTTGTTGCCGCATATCCGGGAACAGGTGTTTGCCCGACTCCAATATCCCCCGCCGCAAACCGGGCAAGTCTTGCGTGAGCAAGTTTGACAGCATCGGGAACCACCGCCGTTGCTCATAAATGCTATCCCACATTTGCAGCACTGGTGTTGATAGCTGGGCTCGAAGTGTTGATATTGATTGGACATTTTTTGCCTCTATCCATCCTTGGGGCGTAAGAAAAGGATGGTCTTCGGAGCAAACTATAGTCTGTCCAGTTGCCAAGCGCAACTGGACAATGCGTGACAACTCGACGCGCGTTTTGATAATTTTCCCAATGTTTGCTTCGCCTTGAGCGCCAAGGATTGCGTCCCCTTTTTGTAGCTGTTCTATTGGAACCGCACCTTTTGGGGTATCCACTAAACTGCCGGCAGCAAAACATTCATCGATGATGATCAGCCGCTTGCCATCGCCATGTAGGGATGCATGCTCGCCGAACTCAACGATCTGTCGGGCATCGGCAACGCCTGCATTGCTGGCCGCATCGATCTCAACGATGTCCGCCTTCAGCTCCTTGCCGATGATGCGCGCGAGCGTTGTCTTGCCGGTCCCAGATGGCCCGGTAAACAGAAACGAATGCGGCATGCTGCTTGCGGCGGCAAGGGCGCGGCGCAGATGGTCGATCGCGCGCCCATTGCCAACAACCTCATCCCACTCTGCGGGACGATACTTCGTGATGAGCGCGCCATCGCTCATGGCTGGCGCTCAACTGGGATTTCGCGCCAATCAATGGAGCCATCGTCAGCGATCCAGGCTTGTTCCAAGGTCGATGGACCGGAGGCATAGGTAGTCCAGCGCAAGCGCGCGGTCAGCTTGTAAAGCTTGCCATCCTTGACTTCCGCGCTGGGCATGGGCGCTGCCATATGCGCGGCCCATGCCGGCTTCTCGCCGGGACCATGACCGGGCTGGTGGACAACATGCCGGGTTGACCCATCTGGCATGATCAGATCGAACGGCGGCGGTCCATACCCGGCCTTCAGCATTGGGCCTTTGGGTAGCGCAACCCAGTCGCCTTCCGAGCTGATATGGCCCCAGGGGTAACCATCGTCGCGCTTCTTATCGTCGTTGTCCAAATCCGGCATCGATGTAGTCTCCTGTTATCTTGGTAATCTCTTCGTAGTCCCGGAAGTTCTTGCCAATGCGCGCCTCAATCATCAGCGGGACAATCTGCCAGTTATAGCGGACCTTGAGGAGTATCGGCGCCAGTTGGTCTATATACCCCATGATCGCATCTTCATTGTCCGGCACTATGAAGGTCAGATCATCATGGATATTCATGCGCGGATGCAGGCAGATGTCGCCGGTTTCCCGCGACAGCTTGGCGCAATCGTTCTGCGCCTCAACCACCAGATGGCCGGTGGTTGAACCCTGGATTGGCGTGTTGATATACTCGTTGCCTTCCATGATCCCGCGCCGGATAAAGCCAGTCAGCAGCGACACCGAGCCGGTCTTCTCATACTCGGCTTGTTTGGATTTTACATACTTTAGGACATCGGGATACTCGCGCCAGAACTCTGCCAGCAGGTCACGAGCAATATGCAAAGGAAGGCCGGATCGGTCCGCGCAAGCCTCTGCCGTTGATCCAAAGAACGATGCAAATACAAAGTCAGTCTTTATGATGTCACGTGCGCCTTTGAATATCTTATCATCCTTGGTCTCATTGGTACGCTTGATCATGTTGTCCCAATAGGGCGGATATATTTCCAATGCGCGTTTAAGCCATTTGGAATGAATATCCCCGCCATCAATTATTGACTCGCACAATGCGCGGTCCTTGCTGGCCATAGCAATGCCGCGCGCCTCGATCTGGCCATAATCGAACGAAAGGAAGATCATGCCCTTGGGCGGGATCACCTGCGCCCGCATCGGCGCCTGTTCCGCGTTGCGCTTGGGCCAGTTCTGTTGATTGGGCATCTCGCTTGATAGCCGGCAGGTCTCCACCTTCATTGCGTTGTAGATTGGATGAATGTTGCCATCGATCGCAAGGTCAGCCAGCTTGCGCGGACTGTCGATGTAGGTGGACTTGGCCTTGGTGGCCTCGCGATAGTCAACGATGATCGGGACCAAGGGATGATCCGGCGCCTTGAGCCTTAGTTCCTGGTCATCAGTCTTGAGCTGACCGCTGGCCATCTTTTCGAGGCGGACGCGGCCATACTCGGATAGCGCAATGCCCACATCCTTATTGCTGCCGATGTTGAACTCTGCTTGCCGATCGCGTTGGAACTGTTTGACCTCGTAGATTGTTTGACTGGTCTTGACCGCTGCATCGATCTTGGCTTGCCAATGATCCGCCAACTCATCGTTCAGATCACGGTCGATTGGTAGGCCGAGGAGCTGCATACCCACGCAGCTCTCGATTGTCTCGATGATACGTTCATAGTGCCGATCATCGACCAGCGGGCGCAGCTTGCGCCATATCAGGTTGGGCGCTTGTGCGTCGATCCCGTTGTAAGTCAAGACCCGATCCAGCGGTTCTTCCGCCATGCGGTTCTTGTTGAGGTTGGCGCCTTCTTCCTTGAAGCTGTGGCCAAGGGCCAGATGCGACATCACTTCAAGATTGAGGATGGTCGCGCGCTGATAGTAGATGCGACCGCATGCCATGCTGTCGTGGAAGGGCGCCGGCTTAAATGGGATGCCGGCGCGCGCGGCTTGGTCGATCATCCAGATAAGTTCAAATGCCGCGTTATGCGCGACCCACCCGTTGCCCTCGGCTATATGCAACAGCGCGCGCAGGCCCCAATCGGTGCGGCCCTCTGGGTGCATGATGGGCCATGCCATGTTGATTGTGCCATCGCTGACCGCTGCTGTCAGTATTTCCGCTTGCCTATGGGCAAAGTAAAGGCCGGTGGTCTCGATATCCAGGCCAAGGGGCGCTGATAGGTCCATAGCCGCCAGGATGGCCAGGACATCGTTGTAAGACCTGGGATATAGGACATCGTCGGGATTGGGGCGGATGATCTGCGGCTTGCCCCAACTGTCCAGGCCCTCAAACAGCCGCTTGGTATCCGCCATCAGGTGCGGGAAATGCGGTCCACCATCGCCACCGGATCGCAGGACAAAGCTGGGATGCAGGACCGGCATATACCACATAACGCGGTCCCCGATCTGCACCGGGAAATGGCAACCATGAACGCGGGTGATCGCCTGCCCTGGCAGATAGCGCGCCAGCGGGACCGATCCAACGCCAAGGATGGCGCGAAAGTCAAAGTCCGCGACATCATCCTCAAGGTGGATGCTACACGCATGGGCATCGGCAGGCGATGGGGTCTGATTGTCCTGGGGACGGCACCTTACAACGTTCTGGAAGGCGCAGCGGCTAAGCTCCCGGCCTGGGATAACGCGGCGGATCAGCTTGCCAGACTGGCCTACAAATGCCTTGTCGGCATAGTCCTCCTCCTCCCCCGGCGCCTCCCCCAGCACCAGGATATCGGGATCGCGGACATTGCCGCTGATCCGCATCTCTGGACTGTTGATGAAACGCCATTCATGGCGAAGGCTGCAATGATTGCAGCCTCGCAATGCTGGGTCCAGTTGCCGGCGTTCCTTGGCCGGCTTGGGTGTTATGGGTTTGCGCTTGGTAAGCCGATCCAGGTCTTCATCAGGGACGAAGAAGCCCATCTGATCCTACTTCTCCCGCCTGCTGATGATGTAAGTGAACTTGTCGGATCGCAGGACGATCGCGCCATCGCCGATGTGATCCAACACGACCTCGGTGACATGCGACAAGGCCCGCGCCAGCCGCGCCGCATCAAGTGGAATGGGCGGCGTCTCCGGGATGTCCAGCCCTTGCGCGATATAATACTCAACGCTGGATGAAACGCCTTCTTCGAATGCCAGGGACAGCGCGCCCTCTGCCGCTGACAGGTCAACCGTTGTCTTGGTCTTGCTGTCCGCCATCGCGGTTGCGCGCTTGACGAACGCGGCGATGGCCTGTTGCGGGATTTCAGCGCAGGTCTCCGCCGCGCTATACTTGTTGATGATCTCGCGCAGGTCCCATTTGAGCGCAGCGCGAGGCCGGCATAGCATACGGAACGGTTTGTTCTCGCAGTAGATCGCATCGGGGGTTATGGCAAGCTGCGCCGCTTCCTCCGGCTTGCTCTTTTCCTTATGCACGTTGCCATCAACGATTGCGACCAGCAACCGGATCACTTCGGGATCGACAACGGTCATCTTGGGGAACGCCGCGATCCCGTCCGCATCGACCATGTAGGCGCTGACTGTCGCGCTATCGCTTGAACAGACCGTCAGGCTGTCCCGGTTGTCGATCGCGACTCCATACAGCCCCGCCGACTGCATGCCCTTGTTGCCGCAAGAAAGACCGCCCAGCTCCAAGCCATCCAGGAAGTTTTGCGTGACCGGCCATAGGGTCAGGCCCTTGGGCTTGGTCAGCGCCGGCAGCTTGATCTCCTCCCGCGTCGCCAGCTTGCCATCGGAAAAGCCGCATTGCCAAGCCAGGACGCCCGACTTGACTTTGAACTCGACCTCCTGATCAGGCAACGACTTCATGACGGAAACAAACACAGCGATATCGGCCCAGATCGTTGCGTCGATCCCGATCTCCATATCTGCCTCAAGCAGTCCCCAGGGGGCGCATGCGCGGATCAGCTTGGGGCCGATCTCAACAACGCCAAACTCGGGCGACAATGCATATTTGCTGGCAACCAGCGTAAACGGTTCCAGGCATTCAGCGATCAGGCCAGCTTTCATAGACGATGTTCCTTTATGATGTCTACCGTATCCAACCAGTTGGCAGGGGGATTGTTAAGGGCGTCGGTGGGGTCGAGAACTATACGGCGCAGAAGCTCTACCTCCCTTTGTATTTTAGGAGTTGGCGACATCATATAGAAGAAACTTGTTAGGATCGATTGCCCGCCAAGCTGCGCCATGGAGGGGACGCTGGCAAAGTTAAGACCTGCATAACTCATGACGACCATATAGAAATCGAAAACGGATAGCTTTGCCCCAGGCGCCTTCTGCGGTGGAGCTTTGAACAAGCCTTGCGCACTAAAGCGCGTCACGCATGCTGTTCTGACTTTGTCCTCGATCTCCAAATGCTTGAGAACAGCAAGATAGGTACGCATAACCAACGCGCTGCGCTGTTCCGACTTGACGCCGCGCGCCACGTCTAAGAACTTCGGATCGATGCCTTTGGCCCGCAACAGTTGGTTGACAGCCGCGCGCTCCTGGCCTGATAGCGCGCCGATCTCCCGCGCTCCTGGCATGCTTTGAAAATCATTTCGCATACCAAGATTGATCCCATTGCCAAGATCTAGCTTGCCGGTCAGTTGCGAGGAGTAAATGCCGCTGGTGCTATCTGCTGACTGCCAGGGGAACCGACATAGCAGGTTAGGTCTGCCCTCGCCAAGCGCATGGACCTTGACAACCGGCTCCCCCTTGGCGTTTACAAGGTGCTGCCAGACCAGATCGTACCAGTCGTCTGCTGACTTGCGGGTGTCAAGGGAGAGCCCCGCCAGACCTATGTAATCGCATCCCGCGTCCAGCGTCCTATAGAGCCAGTCGATGCCCTCCGCAGCGTGGTAAACTGCCATGGGGTTGAGACCGCGCTTGCGCATGCGTTTAAGGTTCTCAAAGCTGGCGGAGGCTGCGGCCTCTGGGTCGCGGGGATTGATCTCATCGAGGACAACATAGTGCCCAATCCAATCCTCGTTATCCTTGATGAAGTCGCAATATGCGTCCAGGTCGATGCTGTTGCCGGATCGCCACGCGGAGTAGGCGCCGCTGTCAACAATGCAGTTGAGTTTCATTTGCCTATCGTCCGCAGGAATTCTGACTTGGCGCCGGGATCATCGCGGAAGATGCCGCGCAATCCGGTTGTGATAGTGACCGCCTCCGGTTGCCGAACCCCGCGCGTCATCATGCAGGTGTGTTCGCATTCCAACATGATCGCAACATCATTGGCGACCTTCAATTCCAGGAAGTCCGCAATATTCTCGGTCAGCCGCTCCTGGGTCTGCAACCGGCTGGCAAAGTGCGTTGCGACCCTGGCAAGCTTACTGATCCCGACAATGCCGGCAGCCGATGGCAGGTAGGCGATATGCGCCCGGCCAAAGAAAGGCGCCAGATGGTGTTCACAGGTCGATGTGATGCTAATGTTGCGGACCGTCACCATCTGGTCATAGCAACCGTTTTCCCCAAGCTCGGCAGGGAACAGCTTGACCAGCCGCTCGGTTTCCTTGACGAAATAGAACCGGCCATGATCTTCCTCCCAGGCGCGGATATAGCGGTCAGGCGTCTCCGCCAAGCCGGGGCGATACGGGTCCTCCCCGATATACTCGAGAATGGTCCTGACCGCAGCCAGCGCATCGGCTCTTGTTGCCACGTTATGTTCCTTTTAATAAACAGGTGATGGCGGGAAGACCGGATCAACAGCGCCATTGCGCCTAAACGCCTCCCGCCGCATGAAGCACGGTCCGCACTCGCCGCAATGCGCGTCCCCGTCCCGATAGCAAGACCAGGTATGCTCAAACGGGACGCCAAGTTGCAAGCCCAGCTTGACGATCTCATGCTTCATCAGGTTGCCGACCGGCGCAAGAAGCTTGACCTGCCGATGCGGCCCAACCGCATAGTCGAGCGCCTGATCCAGTAGGTTGGTAAACTCTTCCTCATTGTCGGGATAGGCACCGGCTTCCTCAAGGTTGTTGCCCAGCGCCACAAACCCATAGTTATTGGCCTCAGCAAACGCGACCGCATGCGAGATCATCATCAGGTTGCGCGCTGGCACCCACTCATGCGCGAACTCTGCGCCGGCAATGCCTGGGGCGATCTGGCCGGGTTGCATGATGCCGCTTGCACCCAACATGCGGCTATAATCGATCGGGACGATATGCCCGCGCATCTCCCCTGCCCATCCAATGCGGACCACCCGATCCAATTCTCGTTTCTGGGCGTTGCAGCCATAGGTAAAGTGGATCAGATCAACAGTCATGCCCTTAGCCTTGAGAGCCCACGCGGCAACGGTGCTATCCAGCCCGCCAGAGGCGATGACCAGCGCCCGGTGATCATATTGGCGGGGTATGACCGCAACGCCGCCCTGCCCCATCCTGGCGAGATCAACAGCCGTGTAGGGATTGATCCGCGCCGGCCGCTCCCAAGCAGCCAGCAATGGGGCCAGATGGCGTTCCATGCTGCTAAAATAGAAGACCTGCCCGATCCGGCATACATAGATCGGCTTGAAGTTCGTTGCCAGGTAGACGGTATCGGTCCCGATGGCGGCTATGGCATAGCTGCCCTTGATCTGATCCAGGCTCTCGGCAAATGCCACCAAGCCCTGATCGCGCACCAGCACCTTAGGTAGGATCAGGCTATCGACGGCGCCGGGGGCGTTGCCCAGCTCCTTGTCATTGGCGATCACCCCATTGTGGACAACGCCATCAAACGGCTGTGGGGGCGCCCCAGGCGGCTCGGTTGTCGGGGTTGCGCGCCAGTTGCCAAGGATGGCAAAGCGCCCGCCAGCAAGCTTGTAATCGAGCATGCGCCCGCCATCCCGTCCCCGATCCTTGGCGCGTTCCGCGATCTGGCCAAGCATGGCGCGTTCATAGTCAGATATCGGCACCTGGCTGAACGCCCCAAAGATTGAGCACATATTGACCTCCAAAATAAAAGGGGCAGGAAATCCCCTGCCCCTTTATACGCTTGCCTCGTTTTGCCGGCGGTCAGTCGATCAGCTTGAGGGACCGCATGACGGCCAGGGTTGCGTTGACATCGGACCGCAATGTGGTGACCGTTGCATCCTTTACGATATGCCCCGCCTTGACCAGTCCGGCCTTGAGATCATCGACCGTCCACGATGGGTGCTTCAGGACCATGGTGCGGACCGCGACGGAGACGCCCGGCGCGCGAACCTTGGGTGGCGCCTTTTCCTTGGCAACCTTGGGCGCTTTCTCGCCCTTGGCGCCAGCAGCCGGCTTGTCCGCCTTCTTGCCAAACTTGCTGACAAAGCCTGGGGGCGGGGTCCAGTCCTCGCCGTCCTGCACCTTCTGGACGGTCGCGTTGTAATAGTCCTGCGCCTCCGCCGACATGCTGTCGAACGGGTCATCCTGGCCTTCGGGGATGGTCGCCTTGGCGATGACGCCGAACATCCGCCGCAGGTAGTCCTTGTCGTTCTCGCGGATCGACTGGCTGGCAAAGCCCCGGTCGGTGCCGCGCGTCAGGTCCAGCAGCTCGTCGTAAACGGTGATAGCCTGATCATCTTCGAGCGGCAGTTTCGCCTCATCGGCCGGCGCAGGGTTGGATGCCGCCGCTGCGCGCTCGGCTGCCTTCTTGGCCTTGGCCTCCTTCATCTTGGCGCCGAAGTCGCTGTTGGCTGCCTTGCCGGCGCTCTTCTTGGCCGGTGCCGGGCCGCGCGCTGCCTGCGCCGGGATGGCGGTCGAGGTTGTGAGCTGATCCTTGGTCGTCATGGTTGGTCTCCTGGTTATTGCCCCGGTTGTGGGAACAAGTAAGCGCATAAGCGTTTCTTTTGGGCAAAGCAAGCGAAAAGATTACAGCAGGGAAATCAAAGGCTTAGTAGGTCGTTGATCTCCGCCGCGATATCCGCCTTCTTGTCCAGGCGCAACAGCCGCTTGCATCGGGCATTAAACTGTGCCGCGCCGGCCTCATCCGCGATCGACGCCCCGGCGGTCAGCAGGTCCAGGAACTCAGCCGGCGCGCTCATGATGGCATCAACGGCCGTCCGCGCCTCCCCCGACAGGAACGCCATTGCGGCGCGGAAATAGCTATCGTTGGGCTGGACCTGGAAATCAGGATCGACCAGCGCAACCGGGCGCTGCTTGCTATCCTTGGTCGATGCGGTGTTGAAGTCGTTGATGACCGCCAGCTTGAACAGCGCCATCATATGCCGGGGCTCAATGATCCCCGGATATTTGCGGCTGATCCGCAGGAAAACGATGGCGCACTCCTGCAAGGCGTCATCTTCCCCGCCATAGATGTAACGGATGCGCCAATGATTGCGGCGGATGAAGTTGCGCGCCCATGCCTCAAAGACCCCGCCCCACTCAAAGCTGGGTTGGTAACGCCCGCGCCTTACTGGCGCGATCTTGTCAGGATCGACCTGCACCCTAGCCATCGTTTAATCTCCTCAATAGACATCTCCCCCGCGTCTTTGTATTGGCCGGGCAGGGTAAGATTGGCAGGATAGCGAGCGCCAAGCGCCGATGCAAGTTCGTTTTGCATGCGGCGGTTGGTCATGAAATCTGCGTCGCCATCCAGGGTCAGATGAACGCGATCAAACTCATTGCATAGGCGCCGCAGCCGCAGCAGCTTGGCGTGGTTGATGGCGAGGCCGGTCAGCGCGGCGGCGGCAACATTGGTCCCCCTGGCTGCGATGGCGATCTTGAGGGCATCGATCGGTCCCTCAACAATGATCAGGTCGGTCTTGCCGTAAAGGTCCCAGGTCGGTACATAGATCAGGCCAGCATCGCTGGTCTGGGTCAGATAGCGCGGCTGCATCTCAACCCGGATGGCGCGACCCGACCAGGATTGCAGCTTGCCGTCAGGGTCGCGATAGGGGATCAGCAGGCGGCGCGACCATTGGCCGTGTTGCGAGTAACGCAAACCAAACTCCGCTACAACATTGGCGGCATCCAACTCCCCGACTATGCCGCGATCCTGCATGTACCAGCGGACATCGTGGGACAGATCGGCCGGCTCAAAGAACCCCCATTGCTTGGCAAGCTTGGTTTTGTCGATAACGCGCTCTTCAATCTGCGATCGGTTGCCGCGCATATCCATGAACGCATTTAGCGTTTCAACGGCAGCGATCCGATCCATGCCCAGCCCGATCAGCAGGTAGCGGAAATTAGACCCGCTATGCTCGTTTGGCCGACGATAGCAGTAATAGGCTTCCTTGGTCTCGGATATGGAAAGATGAAAGCCGCTGTCGGCATTGCCGCACTGCGGGCAGCATATATTCACGTTACCGTTTGATGTGTTGGGGCCGCGATCCCGCCACTCGACGTTCAGCGTCTTGAGTAGATTGCGCCAGTCTATTTGCATCAGAGCGGCAAGCCATACAACCGCGAGATGATAAAGCCCATTGCCGCATTGCGCCGCTTGGCCTCTTGGCGCATTTCCCGCCAGTCCGGCGCCATGATGTCGCGGCCAAGGTCCAGGTCAGGTTGCGGGAAAGATAGCAGCGCCATCTGAAGCAGTTCAAAGTGGTCCCAAGGCGCAAAGACCGGGGCGCCGGTCTGGTTGTCGCGGCCAATATATGAGCCCTGCGCCATCATGGCCTCATGCCATGCCTTGTCGTTGGCGCCCAGCTTGCGCTTGCGCCACCTACCAATCTTACGGGTCATTTCGCGCAGACTGCGCCGCGCAGATACCTGATGGGGATACCGACTATGGGGCTGATGATGCGAGCCAGCTCTTCCGGGACAGCAACTACCTCGCCGGTCGCCAGCATTTTATAGAGGACCTTTTGTATCTCTTGATCAAGCCATGCGACTGCCTCTGCTTGCGACAACAGCCGGGAGGAAATAGGCATAAGCAACCCAGGGGTCCGAATGATGGCCGGCGCCCCCAGGCTGACTAGACCCGTGATGAATGATCTGCGTTGCATGCAGCATCTATAAGCTATGGAGATTTTGGTTCGTAACCACGATCGTAAGAGTCGTCTTCCCATCGTAGACGGCAATCGTTTCTCCGACTTTGAAAATTGGGCACCCTGCCTCTGATGCCAAAATTTCTAGGTCTTTCCCTTTGCCTGCGCCTACCGGCCTGTCACGCGTCGTCATATGAAACTTTTCCCTCTGCTTTGTTAACTTAGCAAATTGGGCAAGGCCCGCCAGGATCGCCATCCTTGCTTCCTCTGGTAGAAACCATCCTGGGTTTCTTTTGCATGCATCCTGACAACGTTGGCAGCAACAAGATTGTGGAATCATGAGAGAGCGGGCCTTTTCTGGAACCTACCCAGATATACGGCCTCAGGCCGCAAGCTTGCCGCTGGCCCTCGCCACATGATGCAACAGCTTGGCATCCGCGTAGCCCGGAAACGCCTGATCGACGCATTGCCTGACGATCGACATCATACCAAGGATTACAGACGGGCCTGCGACGATCCGCCGCCCCCGCAGATAATCCCCGATGCATTCCAGGCAGACCGCCTTGACGGCCCTTGTAACCGGCCTGCGCGTCAAGTCTGGTGTTGCCTCCATGACGAAGGCATCCAGCATCGCAGCAGCGGCGGCAAACTTGGCCACGCCATACTGCTTGATGAAAACGCCCATCGGCATCGGCAGCTTGCCGCAGACCTCGTTCAGCATATCCCAAAGCTCAAGCTGGTCAGCCGGATAGCCCTTGCCGCCAGCGCGCGCCTTGCCATCATCCCGCGCGAGCCGCGCAAGCAGCTCTGCCCGATCGGCAGCCGATAGCCCAGCAATGAACGCAGCATGGTCCATGAATGCTATATATGGGAGCCCATAGTATTTGGCAATCGCAAAATATCGTTATCGCAAGCACGCAATAATCATGCGCCATCATCGGTTGGAAAGGGGACAACGTTATCAAAGTCCTCTGGCGGCGCATCCGGTTCTTGCGGACGATCCTCCCTGCTCGGGAACAGCATGATCACCCAGCCGCTAGCGGGCGCGGTGGTTTCAGGCATCGAGGTTGATCCTTACAATGCTAAAGCCCGCCGCAGCGAGCGATGTGACCACATCACGCGCCACACGGCTGACATCTGAGTTTCCATCGCTGCACACCGAAGCGATGACGCGGACGATGGCTTGCTGCGCATCCGCTGCGTCGTTGTTCGTGAATAGCACACGATAAGTCGGCAGCGTGGTTGGGGATTTTACATCGCTCATTTCAACTGCGCCTTTGCCCATAGGTTGACGTGTTTCGCTAGATCGTCTGGCGTCGCCGCGATGTGCGTGTATTCGTCACCGCCCGGCCCCGGCTGAATTATCCAGCCGTTCGCGACGCGTCGAATTGTCAGTTTGTCCGGAAACGGCGCGGCGGCGGTGGTTTCAGGTTTGCGATGTTCAGACATCAACCTTCTCCTGGCATGGGGCAATAACACCAACGCTTGATCCAGTTGGATCGATCCTCCCAGTTCTCAAGCATGACCTGGCCCATCATCATCAGCTCCATACGCGGCGGCACCCCAGGCGTCCGCGTCCCGATCTGATCCTGCACCCATTCAACGATCACAAATCGATCGATATCGGGCTTGTTCTCGGTTGGATAATGCCAAGGTGACGCAAGCGCCTGTTCCAACCTGCCCGCCAGACCGCGCGCATAGTCCATCATTTGTTTGTAATGATCGACCATCGCGGTGACATCATTCTGTGCTAGGACCACCGGCTGTAAGCCATGCGAGGTGCTGATGGACTTGGCATGCCGGATGCGCGCCTCTACAATCCCGATCAGTTGCTCCGGCGTCATCAGAGCCCCCGCAGTTGCACAAACTGAGCAAGAAACAGATTGCGATCGCGCTCCTTGCTCAACAGGATCGCCAGCCTGACCAAGCCAGCGGCAATCCAATCCCTTACAATCATCGTTCAAATCTCCTCTTGCGCGCCGCCTTCAACGACCAAGCCTCACCAGCGCCATATACGCTGATCGCGTTGACCACCGATACCGCTTGCAGATATTCCTCAATCAGTCCGCGCAGATCGGACGCCCTGACAAGGCAGAAGTCCCCCTCAGCCTTGTCGATCCCTTCCTGTAACCGGCACATGCAACTGGTGGCCAGGGTCAGCATGGTTTGTATCTCCTATTCAAACATCCTGCCAATCTATACCCGCCCGCTGCCCTCGCGCGCGCGATATAAAATCCCCTAACCACCCCCCTAAAGGGGGATGGTGTTAGGGGGGAGGCGATGTTAGTATGCCAAAGTTAGGAGTATTAAACCGAAATAATCGACAGATTGAAAACAACATGCCAGCATTGGCGGCGCTGTCGCGCCGCAGATGTCACCTCCGCAAGTGCTCCGGTGCCATCGTTGCCTTTTGGCTGCCAGGTATATGCATGCTAGCGTCAATCCACCCAAGGAGTTTGAAAACCATGTTTGATGTTGAACAGATCAGTAAAGTCCGGGATGCGCTCCGCGCCTGGGTGCTTGGTGACCCAATAACAGCGCAGGACGCCAACCTTGCTCGCGACATGCTCAGCCAACTGATCGACCTGCTAAGCAATCCATGCCTAGCCTCCCGCATCGATGGCGAGCCGTTCTTTGTTCTACTTGCTCGCGACCCCGATGCCCCGAGTACCTTGCGTAGGTGGGGACGTTATCGTTATGCGCGCTTGGAACGCACCCAGCCCGAGAAACTGGCTGCTGATGAAGATAAGATCAAGGATGCCGCGCGCCTCGCCGAGAAGTTCCTAGAGTGGCGCATTGCCAATGCTTTCAAATGGCGCAAGCCATGGCTGCTGATGAAGATAAGATCAAGGATGCCGCGCGCCTCGCTACCCCCACCCAAGCCGCGCCCCAATGACAGTCCTAGTTTCCACAACTAGCGTAGGTAGATAAAACCTTTCATAAGGATTAACCAATGTTTGCCGCGATAAAACAATTGTTTCTCGCATATCGATGCCGTCGGTTGGGTTATCGATTGCAACGGGATGGCCAGCGCTATCCCCATACCCGCGCCTACCTGCATGTGTTCCATGGGATGCCGTTGCATGGTCGCCAGCCGGTCATCAACTACGTGGCGCCTGTTGGGACATGCCGGGTCTATGCATGGGGAGACAGAGACAGAACATTTATCCAACCAAGCGGACCTAGCTGCTCCCTATATCCACTCAACGGTTGCGCGCATCCCCAGTTCTGCAAGGATGGATGCGCTGGGAGGTCATATCCATGAAGCAGGTCAGCATATGCATAGGTGGTCCGCTGGCAGGTCAGCCGCCGCCCAAGCATGCCATTAGCTTTGAGGTGTTCATTCATCAGGAGGCGATCCCAGCCCGAGCTGGACTGGATCGGTTGTTCCCAACCCACGCGGAAGACCTGCAAATGATTGCAGGCATGGTGGGGCGCCATGCCTATCGGCGCGTTTACTGGCAGACCAGTGATGAGGCGCTGACCCTATTATGGTTGCATGAGAGCTTGACCAAGGAGACCGCGTTCCAAGAGTTGATTGATGCCTACGTGGCGTTGGTAAAGGCGACGACGCCAACTGATGCGCATCCCGGAGATGATCCCCGCCGCGATCCTAATGATATGACCTTTCTGCATCCTGCTTTGCGCAAGGGTTTACCGCCCCGCTAGGCGCCTGCAAATAAGAGGCTTGCCAAATCGATCGCGCGGATGTTATACCCGGCGCCTTGACCTTGTAAGCGCCGGCAAACCCGGCTGCCCTTGCGGCAGCAATTCATAGGACCTTTGCCGATGCCGCGTTTCAAAGCCGACCTCAATAAGCTGCTCCCAACATGGTATTGTGCGGTTGTGCATAACAACCAGGAGTGGCAGGTCAGGCAGCGATTGATACAACGCGGCATCCCCTGCATGCTGCCGGTCTATCTGAAATGCGACAAGGCCACCCACTATCATCTGGTCGCCAAGCTGCTGTTTCATCGCTACGTGTTTGTGCATCTGGATGATCCCAGCAAGTGGCCGCAGATCAGGTGGACAGCCGGCATCTCGCACCTGTTGCTGCATCGACCGCACCTCGCCGACTATGATATGCCCAGCCCGGCCGGATCAGCCGCCATCGCTACCTTGCAGCAGGTCGCGGCCAACCTGGATGTCAGGCAGCGGGGCATCCCGCGCAACCTGCCCAGCATCGCCCTGGCCGCCCCCATACCGGTGATCGATGCCGGTTGCCATGTGCGGGTGCGCGATGATCATCCGTTAAGTAGGTTGGTTGATGATCGCGGCGCCTTGGTTAACTGGTCAGATGCCGAGCGCGCAGAGGTTGTGATCAAAATATTTGGCCGCGATAGCCCCATTGAGTTCTATCTGAAAGACCTGGAACTGGTTCCTAATGCCGAAAGTCCACATCGATCCTGACAAGCTTGACCCCAAGCACCAAGCCTCCCAGCCGCCGCCGGACAACGATGATCCAGGCGGCTATTGGTATGAAGGCAACTGGCATCAGCGTGGGAATGAGATGCATCAGAAGCCATTTGTTCCCAGCGAGCAACAGGTCAACCTGACGCGGGAGCTTGCTGGCCTTGGCGTCCCGCATATCCACATTGCGCGCCTGATCGGGACCAGCATTGCCACTCTGCATAAGTATCTCCAAGATGTGCTGGATGATGGTCACGCCATCGCCATCGCCTGCAATGCCAAGTTCTGTCAGCAGGCGATCATCAAGGGCGATACCAAGGTCCTGATGTGGTGGATGGCAATTCATGCCGGTTGGGTGATCCCCAAGGAGGCGCCAGCAGATAATCCCAATGAGCAGAAAGAAGCGGCGGAACTGACTGACGATGAGCTCGACTCTGAACTCAACTGGCTCAAAGAAGCGCAGGATACTGTCGCTACATCGCGAGCGCTGGCGACGCGACTGCCTCGATAGTTATACAGCTTGGTGCAAGCATGCGCTGCGCCCCTATGGCTGGGGACCGCGCAAGCATCACCAACTGATCTGCGAGGCCATCCAGAACATTGTAGATGGTCCCCCAGGGCAACGCGTGATGATCTTTGCCCCGCCTGGGTCAGCAAAGACCACCTATGTCAGCCGCCTGTCGATACCCTGGATCATGCAGCGCAAGCCCGGCTGGTCGATCATCGGCGCATCCCACAAGGTTGACTTTGCGCTCGAGAACAGCAGCTACGCGATCCGCTATATTCAAGAGTATGAACAGTTTCTCGATCTGCAACTCAAGACCGAGAATACTGGCCGCTGGCGCACAACAGAGAAGGTGATCAAGCAACCCGATGGGACCGATAAGACCTACCAGGGATGCGATTATCTTGCTGCTGGTGTTGATAGTGGCATTGCAGGCTTCCGCGCTGATCTGGCCATCATCGATGACCCGGTGCCCAAGCGTGACGAAGCGGATCGTGAGAACTTTAGAAACAAGGTCTGGCGTTGGTTCCACGGCGATCTGGCGCGTCGATTAAAGCCCGAGGGCCGCTTGGTTCTCATGCATACGCGCTGGCATGAAGATGATCTGGCTGGTCGCTTGCTTAAATATCAGCCCGGCCGCTGGAAGGTCATCTGCCTGCCTGCCATTGCGACGGGCCTCGATGATCCACTAGGCCGCGCCCCTGGTGATCTGCTATGGGACGATGACGATTACGGCTATGGCGCATCGCTCCGCGCCATTCAAAAGGAGTTGGAGACATCAGGCGCAGCGCTTGAGTGGGCCAGCCTTTATCAGCAGGACCCCAAGCCGGCTGAGGGGTCGATCTTCAAGGTGCAGAACCTTATCGATCGCATCATCCCGCCATCTGAAATCCCGGTAGGCGTGCAATGGGGACGCGGTTGGGACTTTGCCGCCACCAAGGATCAGGGGACGCTTAATCAGGCTTACAGCGCTGGCGCCAAGATTGGCAAGACGATGGACGGCAAATACATCATTGGTCATATGATCCGCCAGCGTTGGGCGCCTGAAGAGCTTACCAGGAACCTTGAGAATACTGCCAAGCTGGATGGGCATGGGGTTCGCATCAGCATCCCGCAGGACCCAGGGCAGGCCGGCAAATTCCAGGTTGAAGTGTTCGTCAAGATGCTGTCAGGCTTTACCGTCGATAGCAGCCCCGAGACCGGCGACAAAGCAACGCGCGCTGGCCCCTTTGCATCCCAGGTCAATGTGGGCAACGTTATGATGGTTGCTGGCGATTGGAACGCCCCGTTCATTGAGGAGGCGCGCGCCTTCCCGGTAGGCGTCACCATGGATCAGATCGATGCCTGCTCGCGCGCCTTTGGCATTGTATATGATGGCGGGACAAGCCTTTGGTCCCGCATAGGAGCGATGGCGAGATGACCCAGAAGAAAGATGATGCCCGCAAGAGTTGCTTTCCATCATTCGCATAGGAGCGATGGCGCGATGACCCAGAAGAAAGATGATGCCCGCAAGTTGCTTTCCATCATTGTTGCAACCGGATTGAAGATATTCGGCAATAAGAGTTGGAGCAATGCGGATTACTTTGTTGAGGCCGAAAACTTTGTTGCAGAAGCAGAGCGGCGGCACGGCAAGCTGGATGATCTGTTGCAATGACTCCATACCAATATGCCATTATTGGCTTCAACCTCATCCAGTGCGTCTTCCTTGGTGCGATCTGCCTGGATCGGCTGTTGCGCCGTCCGCCATGGAATTAGGGACGGGTTGAGCAGGAACCCGGTCCGTCCCTGGTCAGCGATCCCCGCGCCGTTTTTCCCTTGGTTGGTCCGGCGCGGGGATAGCATGATCGTATAGGTTGGTCTCAACCCTAGGAGCTCCCAATCTGATGCCAACCATAGCCGATAAAGCCGCTTACGTTCGCGCCCAGCCCGGTGACGGCAAGCACACGTGCCATTGGCCGGGTTGCAGCCAGATCGTGCCAGCGGCCATGTGGGGCTGTCGCAAGCACTGGTATAAGCTGCCCCTGGCCTTGCGGCAGCGCATTTGGGCAACCTATCGGCCCGGCCAGGAGGTCACCAAGACCCCCAGCACTGCCTACATCGACGCCGCACGCAATATTCAAAACTGGATTGCAGCCCATGCAGACGACTAGTTACATTTGCGATGCCTGCCAAGCTGACCTGACAACGGCCCCAGTCCAGCGGGGCCGCATTGTCGTTAACTTTGAATGGATGCGGCGCGATCGGACATCCAGCCCTGATACCTCCCCGCAACCGACCGCCACCTTTGTCGGTCCCATGCACTTCTGCAATCCCCTTTGTGTCATGAAGAAGATGCATGACATCAACGCCGCGCAGCATAGCCCGGCCGGCAGCAGGATATAGGAATGAGCCGTCGCCGGTCAGTCATTGCAGCGCGTAACCTTGCTCAGCGTGTTGAGCGGGATCAGTTGCAGTCTGGCAAGACCGCCGACAGCTTCCAGAACTTCTTGTTCAATATGGGCGTTGGGACCGCGAACCCAACCTCATCCTCGACCTATGGCTTCAACCCTATCACCCGCAACCACACGTTGCTGGAATGGGTGCATCGCGGATCATGGCTTGGTGGCGTTGCGGTCGATCTCGTTGCCGATGATATGACCCGCGCCGGCATTGACTTTACATCCACCATGAAGCCCGAGGATGGCGAGGAGCTGCATGCATCGGCCGATCGGTTGGCAGTTTGGCCATCGATCAACGATGCCATTAAGTGGTCGCGCCTATATGGTGGATGCATTGCTGCCCCGCTGATCGACGGTCAGGATATGGCGACCCCGCTCTATCCCGATCGCCTACGCAAAGGCCAGTTCAAGGGTCTGATCGTTCTCGATCGCTGGATGGTTGAGCCTTCGCTTAACAACCTTGTGACGGAACTTGGCCCATCATTGGGCCTGCCAAAGTTCTACAAGGTCAGCATATCAGCCCCAGCTATCCCCAACATGACGATCCACCATAGCCGGGTCCTGCGTCTTGAAGGCATCCGCCTACCATATTGGCAGCGTGTTGCGGAAAACATGTGGGGCGAGTCTGTCATAGAGCGGCTATATGACCGCATGATCGCGTTCGATAGCGCCACAACCGGCGCAGCGCAGCTTGTCTATCGCGCCCATCTCCGCACCATTAAGGTTGAAAGCCTGCGCGAAGCCATCGCAGAGTCCGGCCTTGGCAACACATTTGCGGTCTCCGGTATCTTCCGTTACTTTGAAATGATGCGGCGCTTTCAGTCGATTGAGGGCATGTCCCTGATCGATAGCCGCGATGAGTTTGAGGTCAGTCAGGCAACGGCATTCAGCGGACTGGCAGACGCGCTCAATCAGTTTGGCCAGCAGCTTGCCGGCGCCTTGCAGATACCCCTGACGCGGCTCTTTGGGCAGTCCCCAGGTGGGCTCAACAGTTCTGGCGATAGCGATCTGCGGACCTACTACGATGGCATCATGCAGCGCCAGAAGTCCGATCTGGGCGTCTTCCTGTTGCAGCTATACAAGATGATCGCCATCAGCGAGGGAATCCCGATCCCTAAGGACTTCCGCATCACCTTCAACAGTTTGTGGCAGATGACCCCTGAGCAGAAGGCGGCTGTTGCGTCCACCCGGACCAACGCGGTCCTAGAAGCCGGCGCAACCGTCCTCAAGCCTTCTGGGGTCTTGCGCGAGCTGCGCCAGATCGGGCGGGACACCGGCACCTTTACCAACATCACCGACAAGGACATCAAAGAGGCGGAGGACCTGCCGGCGCCCGATGCGATGGCGGAGACCCAGGAACTCAACCCCAAGGTCCCAGGTGGCGGCGGTTTCCAGGGCAGCGGCGGCGCCATCCCGCGCCCTGCCCCCAAGCTTCCCGGCATGGAAGGGGGCGCGACTGGCGGCGTCCCCAAGCTGAAGGCAGTTGGGGAATGAATAACGTTAATGCGCGGGAAATCAACGCCCAGCCTTGGGAGCCGCCACCTGGGATGGTCAAGGTTCAATGCGGGCAATGCAAATACTGGTTTGCCGCGCATACTGCGAATGTGATCTCTTGCCCCGATTGCCTGGAAGGGCGCGGTAGCGGTCATCCCAAGATGGTATCCCAATGACTTGGAAATGCGCCTGCGGTTATGCGCGGAATCTGGCGATCTGGGCGCATTGCGCGTCATGCGGTAACCCTAAGCCGCCACCGCCACCTGCGTCTGATACGCACAAGGTCATCAAAGAATGAGTGAGCGCGATGTTGTGGGTGTTATGGCGGCGCTGCGCGAAAGCATCCATACCGGCGATGACCGCCTGACCGATGAATGCATCTGGCAGCTTGCCGGGATTGCCGTGATCCAGATGTGCCGCATGGCGGACGCGATGGAACTGATTGCCATGAATGGGCGCCCCCAGGTTCCTATTAAGTTTGATGTGACACCGCTATGACTGTGGGCATCTCCACCCGCATTGTCAGCCGGCGCCGACCCTGGATCAGGGAAGGCAAGCGCATCGACCCCCCCGCCCCAACGGTCGGCGCTGGCGCCCCCGGCGATAAGCCGATATTCCTTGTACCTGAAAAGCAGGTTGATGTAACAGGTCAGATTATCCGGCCGGCAGCTAAGACTACCGGCGCCCCCGGCGATAAGCCGGTGTTTGTTGCACCGGAAATCCAACCGGATATAACGGGCCAGATCATTCATCCCCCGCCAAAGTCAGTTGGTCAGCCAATCGCCCCCGGTCCAGCGCATCGACCGCTGATGTCCGATCCGATGCCAGAAACCGGATTGACCCCGCAGGAGCATATCAGAAGGGCAGATGATCATGGCCGGCTTGCGGCCCTTGCCTCCGGGGCAAAGCGGACTTACCACCTTACGCAACAGCGACGGCATCTTACGATTGCAAATCGGGGACGCGCCACTTAGGTCCGAAGCTGCCAAGGCTTACCGCAATCAGCAGCGCCGCTTCATCTATGCGCGCAACGCTGAGACCTGGTATTCCATCCAACTCCGCAAGATCAGCCAACAGATCGGGGCGCTGACCGAACACCTTTACGATCCGGTAGCCCCAATGGCGACAACCATCCTTGAAGACGCCTTGCGCGCTTACAGTAAGATCATAGCGCCGTGGGCGCGCAACGTTGCCACCAAGATGATTGCCGATGTTGCGCGGCGCGATTACAAGGCGTGGCGGGAGCGATCAAGGGAGATCGGCGCTGGCCTAGCGGAAGAGATCGCCAACGCCCCCACGGGTGAAGTAATGCGCGCCCTGTTGGATGAACAGGTTGACCTGATAACCAGCCTACCCCTGGATGCTGCCAAGCGCGTCCAAGAGCTGGCGCTCAATAGCATCAGCGAGTCAACGCGTGGCGAGAATATCGTTGAGCTGATCATGCGGACAGGCTTGGTCAGCAAGAACCACGCAACGCTGATCGCCAGGACCGAGACCGCAAGGACCGCCGCTGTTCTGACCGAGGCTCGCGCAAAGCATGTGGGATCGGACGGCTACATCTGGCGGACTGCAAGGGATCGCGATGTGCGCCCCTTGCATCGCAAGCTTGAAGGCAAGTTCTGTTATTGGAACGACCCCCCAATCTCGGGCGAGCAGGGGGAACGGTCGCATCCCGGTTGCATCTACAACTGCCGATGTTGGCCAGAAGTCATCCTGCCCGAACGCAACTAGGAGATACCCATGCGTAACAAGTTCAAATATGGTTTGCTGTCAGGTTTCGTTGGCCTGACTATTACTGCCGGCATCTTGGGGCAGCTTCATGCCCAGACCGTCAGCCCGGCAGGCGGACCCAACATCGTTGCTCCCGCGCGCTTCCAGACATACCAGGCGACCTATCAGGCGGTGACGGCGGCAGCATCCGCAACCGACATCGTTGTGGTCGGCGGCTCCGCCACCAAGACGATCTTTGTCAAGCGCATGACGGTCAGCGGCATCTCAACGGCCGATGGCACAAGCTCTGTTGCGCTGATCAAGCGCAGCACCGCCGATACCTTGGGGACGCCCATCACCCCATCAGCAACCGCTGGTGGTCAGCTTGTCCCGCTGGACAGCGCCAATGCGGCGGCAACGGCAACGGTTGTTGCCTATAGCGCCAACCCGACAACGGGGACAGCGGTCGGTATCGTGGCTGGCGGACGTTTGCGGACATCGGTCGCGGCTACCTCGGCAGCGGGCGGTCAGTTGGTTTTCGACTTCAGCAGCACCAACGATCAGGCGTTGACCCTGCGTGGCGTTGCCCAGCAGCTCGCCTTGTCCGGCCTGGGATCATCGCTGGTTGCCGGCGCGGTCCTGACCGTCACGGTTGAGTGGTTGGAGCAGTAATCCGCCTGGGTATATTGATGTAGGGATCAGGAAAGGCGATCCGGCGCCAGCCGGTCAGGTCTGAGGGAACGCGGACCGTCGCCTTTCTTGATTGCCTAACCAAAGGACAAGTCAATGGCTGCCCCTCCCTATTCCTATCCGCCATCTTACACCGGCCTGCAACAGTTTCTCAACTCGGGATCGGTCAGCGTACCGGGGACCATCCCGATCAGCCAATCAGGCACCCCGTTTGCGGTTGGCACAACGCTGGCAGCCAGCGGATCGATTGTCTCCGCGGTCTTCCCAAGCAATGGGCTGTGCAATGCATCGATCGGCATCAACGTGTCCCATGCCGGGACCCTGCTGTTCGATCGTTACATCGGTCCTGACATCGCCTTCCCGGCCGGGACAACGATCAGCCAAGCCTTGACCGCAGCGACCGCAGCAACCATTGAAATCAACGATGGCAAGGCATGGGGCGCCGGCCGCTTGACGCTGATCAACAGCGCGGGCGCGGCATCGACCATCACCGCGTTGGAAGGCGTGCTGCAGAAGGTCTAGTATATATCCATGTTCGCAATCTGATTAGAAAGCCGGGCTGATAAGATTGCGGGGACTATCGCTGTTGTTTCCTTCCCGTCTGAGGCCAGATCGGGGTAGTCCCGGCTCAGCCTACCCCGATCTGGTGGGGATGCAATGAGGTTCCTGACATGGCTTTGATCGATCTTGAAGAAAGCGAACATCGCGCAACCATCCTGACCGATCTGCGCGACCGGATGGACAAGCTGCGCCTCGACCTTGCGCTCAAGAACGCCCCCTGGCGCGATCAGTTACAGGGTTACCGCGATCTGTTCCGCATGATGCGCGAGCGCTGCAAGGATCGATGGGGCGTTGAGTTCCCACGCATGACCGTTGTGGCCTTACCATCGGTCCCCCAATTTGAGTTTGTCCGCGCCAGCTATGACCGCGCATCGGTTGAGCAACTGGTTATCAATCTGACCGTCAAGTATCCGCGCGTCAGCATGGCCGAGATCGCAATGGCGGTCCATCAGGCTTTCCCCGACTATAAGCCCGAGTTCGCCGAGGACGCGATGGGCGCCAGCCCGGTCACCAAGGCCGCGCATCAGCAGATCATCCATTGAAGGTTCCTGACTATGAATAAAGTCGTAGTAACGCTGTCCCCCATGCCTGCTTTTGCCCAACAGCAGGGACCAACGCTCGTCACGGTAAGCAACGGCGTTGAGACCCGGGAATATGAAGGCAAGGATATTGATGTCGATGCTGGCTCAGATAACTGGGTTTCAATCGACGGCATTGACCAGCCTTATCAGCCCTATTCTTCCTCTGAACGCCTGCGCCGGGTTGTCTTTCCCAGGCATCGCGTCCTCAAGATTGAGTTTGTCGAGGACCCGCCACCGGAGATCATGGCCGAGCGGCCGACAAAATGAAGCGCTGGATCGCAATTCAGTTTGGTATATTGCTGTTGGCCCTTGCGCTGTTCTGCGCCCTGGCCGAGATCGATCGCCTGCTGTTTTGAAGGAGGGGCCTATGCGTTATCGCATAGTATCATATAACCAAATCGGCTCTTGGAACGAGGACCCCGGCAGGAACGCAACCACCTGACCGGGGTCTTTCCGTTTTATCCCCTAATAATCATGCAAACCTATCTGACAACTTCAAAGGTCAGCCCCCGCCGGCGCATGACCAAGGAAGGCTTTCTTATCTGCTTTGATGTGCCTCTGGCGCGCACAGGCATGCAGGAATACCATCCATTGGAGCTGCCGATCGTCCAGCCCAAGGTTGGCGAGCCGATGATCAAGGTCCATCGGCATCCAGAGGAAGTGTTTGCCCCGCGTACCCTGGCCAGCTTCTCCGGCAAGCCTTTGGTCGATGAGCATCCAGAGGATGATGTAACCCCCGATACCTGGCGCCTGCTTGCGATGGGAACCATCATGGACCCCAGGCGCGGCGACGGCCCTGACAGTGATGTAATCGTCGGGACGGTCATGGTCTATGACCGGGACGCCATCGAGATGATCCTTGCCGACGACAAGATTGAGGTCTCGGTTGGATATGATGCCGACTATGAACAGATTGCGCCCGGCGAGGCTGTTCAGAAAAACATCATCGTTAACCATGTCGCGCTGGTCAGCCAAGGCCGATGTGGTCACCGTTGTTCCATTGGCGATGCCAAACCCCACGACGCTGATTGTAACTGTAAGGAATGCGATGACATGAGCACCCTGGACAAGCTTCGCGCTCTCATGGCGAAGCATAAGGTCGCCGATGCGGAGTCCGCAGCCAAGGAGGCTGAGGAGCTGGTCAAGGGCGGCGCCAACGAAAGCCACATCCACATCCACGCCGGCGGCGAGGACAAGAAAGCGTCCAAGGACGAGAAGGACCCCGACGAGGACGAGGAAGAGGAGAAGATGAAGAAGAAGGAAATGGAAGACCGCAAGGCGCTGGACGCCTCGGTGATCGATGCAGTGGACCGGCTGACCAAGGGCCTCGACAAGGTCTTCAAGAAGCTGGGCATGACCGGCGATGCCAAGGAAGATGAGGACGAGGACGACAAGGACAAGAAGGAGTCCAAGGACGCAAAGAAGTCCAAGGATGATGAGACCATCGAGGGCGCACTCGAGATGGAATCCCCGCCTGGGACCGGCGACAAGGCGCGCAAGGCCAAGGACAGCATGTATCTGGAAGATAGCTACCAAGAGCTGGTCAGCCAGATCGAGGTCCTGCTGCCCGGAGCCAAGCTGCCGACCTTCACGCGCGATGCGCGCCCGGCCAAGACCTATGATGCGATGTGCACCATGCGGCGCGAGGCATTGGAGACCGCGTTCAAGATGGACCCCGGCGCCTCCAAGACCATGATGGAACTGAACGGCGGCCGCATGCCAACGTTCGCCACCATGGATTGCCAGTCCGCACGCCTTATGCTGTCCATGGTGGTCCGTGACAAGGCGGCTGCCAACAACGTCGGCGGCGGCTCCCGCACCCAGCAGGCCAACGACCTCGCCTTTGGTCGCAAGCAGGCCCAGGAAGGCGCAGGCGGCGGCATGGGCGTGCGCGGCAAGGTCACAACGCCCGGCGATCTCAACAAGATTGCCAAGGAGATGAAGAAGAACAACGCCTGGGCGCATTAACCGGCGGCGCCTGCCCCCACCCCATACCAAACGGAGTTAACTGAGCAATGTCTGGAACAGCTTTTTCCTTTCGCATGGGGGCAGGTTTCCCCGGCGATGTCGGGCGCCACTTTGCGTCGATTGAGCCTGCGCTGATCGATGCCAGCAGCCCGCCCACAGCTTATGGGCAGGCGGTGGTGATCGATCAGGCCAGCAACGGCGTCCGCCCGTTTGCTGCCGGCGATACCGCGATCACTGCCCCTTGGGGCGTGACCGTCCGCCCCTACCCGATCCAGCAGCCGCAGACTAATCAGGACTACGGCGCCATCGGCTTTGGATCGGCAGCGCCCCCGACATCAGGCGCGATCGATATCCTGCGAATGGGCTACATTATGACGGTCCTGCCGGCCGGCAGCGCTGCGGTCAAGAAAGGCGGCGCGGTCTTCGTCTGGTGCGCCGCAACATCCGGCGCGCATATCCAGGGCGGTTTCGAAAGCGCGGCATCGGGCGGTAACACCGCGGCGCTTGATACCGAACTCTATCAGTTCAACGGCCCGGCCGACAGCAATGGCAACGTTGAAATCAGCGTCGGCTTTGTCGGCGGCGCCGGCACCTAACCAGTCTACCGGCGCCTAGAACCGCGCCGCTCCCGCAACCAATGCAATCCACGGAGTACCAAAGTTATGCCTTTTGATGGTATCCCCAGGAGCGGCCGGCCTCTCGGGCGCTTCCGCACACGCGACGGCATGCTGACCTTCGACAGCGTCGGCGCATCCGCCGCCTATCAGACCCACGACAGCGCGGGTAACATGATCGGCAAGAAGTTTCCTGCCGGCGGTTACCAGACCCATGATGGGCGCACCGTTGACAGCACCGGCGCATTCCTGGTCGGCGAGTTGGAACGCCTGGACCAAGAGCTGCATATGCCCTTGGCCGAGGTCAGCTACCTCCGCGATATCGAACTTCGCGAGGATGTGACGATCGCGGACGATGTGACCAGCTTCAGCCTGTCAACCTACGCCACGCCTGGGTCGCTGGGCACCGGCGTTTCGACCACATCCGGCATCTCCTGGATCGGCCGCAACACCACCCAGATCACTCGTATTGACCTGGACATTGCCAAGGTCCCGCATCCGTTGCGGCCCTGGGGCAAGGAGGTTGCCTGGACGATCTTTGAGCTGGAATCGGCTGCCAAGGTCGGACGCCCGATCGATGACCAGAAGCATGAAGGCTTGCGGCTGGCGCATCAGATGGATACCGATCAGCAGGTCTATGTCGGCAACACCGAGATGGGCGACACCGGCCTGATCAACAACACCGGCGTCAGTCATACCAACGTCCCCAACGGCAGCCAGTCCTCGCCCAACTGGGTCAACAAGACCCCCAATGAAATCCTGGCTGACTTCAACTTTGCGATCACAACGGTCTGGGCCAACAGCGCGTGGGCTGTCATCCCGCAGGATGTCCTGATCCCGCCGTTCCAGTTCGGCTATCTGTCCACCCAGCTCGTCAGCCAAGCCGGCAACGTCTCGGTCCTCAAATACATCGAGGAGAACAACGTCCTGACCGCAGCCGGCCGGGGCAAGCTGAACATCCAGCCGCTCAAGTGGGCGATCGGCGCCGGCCAGGGTGGCACCATCGGGACCACCGGCACGGTTGACCGCATGATCGTCTACACCAACGAGAAGCGCCGCGTCCGCTTCCCAATGACCCTGCTTCAGCGGACCCCCGTCCAGTATGATAGCATCTGGCACAAGACCACCTACTTCGGTCGGCTGGGTGTTGTCGAGTGGGTCTACGTCCTGACCGGCGGGTATTTCGACGGTATCTGATCGGGTATAGGTCAAACCCCAGGCGCTATCCCGGTTTACTTGGCGCCTGGGGCGTTGCAAACAACCAACCGAGGCATTGATCATGGATGACGACAAGGAGGCCCTGCGACCGCGTGGCGCCCGCGCAAAGGCAGATACGGATGAAGATCAGACCAAGGGGCAAGGCGCCAACGCAACAGGTGATGGCGCATTGGCTGGCCAGGGCAGTCCAGGCGCTATGCGTCAGGAGGACAATGGTGCATCGGGCACTGGCGCTGCGTTGCCCAGGCATCCCGATACGGCAGATACTGCGGATGCTCAGCGGATAGCGCGGGAGGCAATGGCTGATGAGGCCCGCCGCGCCGCACTCAAGGTTGGGCCGGGGACGCCATCGGGGCAGGTCATTGAGGGCGAGGATGCCTTCGACAAGGATGAGCCCGGCGTCCTGATGAACTTCCCCAAGGATGTGACGCTGACCGATGATCGCGGTCACCAGCGCATCCACTTCCCGGCCGGCGCCAATGAGGTCCCGGAGCGGCTGGCGGATCACTGGTTCCTGGCGGCCAGTGGCGTCAAGCGGGCGCAACCCAGACTCCGCAAGCGGGGTCGATCGCGCACCGAGGATTGCTGATATGAAAAGGGGCGCCATAATCAGGCGCCCCTTTTGCTTTGGTTAGGCCCCAGTCTGGGCTGGCCCGTCCCCAGGGATAGGCGCGGGGACGGGCGGATAGCGGACCGGCGGCGGGAACCGATGGGGGGTCATTGGCTGGCCTTGCGCTGGTTAGCGCGATCCTGCTCCACCCGCATGCCGGCCTTGGCCAGTTCCCGCGTTGCCCAGGTCCCGAAAGTCCTGCCCTGGACTATGCAGTCAAAGCCTTGGTCCACCTCAACTACCCGATCAGCCGGCGTAAAGCTGATGGACTTAATGTAGGGATGCGGCTTGAGGATGCGCATTGGGGTTTGGTCTCCTTGGTTGGTAGCCGCAGCTTTATACGCCACAAACCGGAGTGGATGCAATGCCATTGACTGAAAAAGGCCAGGAAATCATGCATGGCATGCAGAAAACCTACAAAAGCCCGGAAAAGGCCAAGGAGGTTTTCTACGCCAGCAAGAATGCAGGCACGATCAGCGGCGTCGATGCGCCCTATGGCGGCAAGCCCGGCGCTGAGGTCCTTTATCAGCCGCGCCGGGGCCGCGATGCCGACCTGCCGGCAACATCCGCAGCCGGATCACCAGAGGGAAGGGTCCCCCAAATGTCAACCAGCGAAAGCCCGACCGGCAACATGGGCGCCAGCGAGGGCCTTGTTGGCGTTGAGGATGCTGCCTTGCGCGATCGGATGTTCCCCAACCGCCACCACAAGGATGAGGTCAGCGGCGTGGGCGCGGAGTCCTGGGTCGGCAACAAGAAAACCGGCTACAGCATCAACGCGGCGGATGCCCCCGAGCATCCCAGCTTCAAGGGCGATCGGTCGCTTCTGGGCAACAAAGATGCCACCCCGATCTGGTCAAACCCGATGGGCGGCAAGAAGTAATGGCCGCGCCTCCCATCCCGGTTATCGATGCCGCAACCTTGCGGACCAACTTCCCCGAGTTTGCCAGCACAACCAACTACCCGGACCCGGTGATCAACTTCTATCTGGGTCTGGCCTACCTGCTGCTGGCTCCCGCCATCTGGAACGCGGCGCTGCCCTATGGCGTCCAGCTATTCGTTGCCCATAACCTTGTCCTTGAGTTTACCGCACAAACGGCAGCCGGCAAGGGTCAACCGCCTGGGGGACAGGTGGGCATGCTATCGGGCAAGTCAGCCGGTCCCTTGTCGATCAACTGGGATACGGGATCAGCGGCGGAATTGAATGCCGGCCATTGGAACGAAACAACCTACGGCCAGCGTTACATCCGGCTGGCCCGGCAGCTCGCAACGGTTGGGATACAGCTGGGGATCGGATGCGTCCCCCAGGGTCCAGGCTTTGGACCGGCATGGCCAGGACCGCCACCCTGGCCAGCAAGTTACTTCTTCAGCAGTTAGGCGCGCATGACCCGGCCATACATGAAGATAACGGTCGATTATGTCAAGGAGCTGGAAAAGAACATCCAGGCCCTTGCGGATCGTCGCGTCCTGGCCGGGTTCCCGCAACAGACCGATAGGCGGCAAGGCGATCCCATCGGCAATGCCGAGATCGGCTACATTCAGAACTACGGCGAGCCGGCCATGCATATCCCCGCCCGCCCGTTTATGGAGCCGGCCGCTGCCGATATCCGCGATAAGGCAGTACGCGATATGCAGGAGACATGCCTGCGTGTTCTCGACCCCAAGAACAATGGCAACGCAGAGTTGGATAAGGGCCTTCATCGCGTTGGCCTGCTGTTCCAGCTTTCTATCCGCAACAGGCTTAACAGCGACACCCCGCCCCCATTGGCCCCGGCGACCGTTGCGGCCCGCATAGCGCGCCGTAAATCGTCGCAATGGCGTGTCCAGCGGCGGATGCTGATCGCCGGCAATGTCGCGGACCCCAACCACCCCGCAACGGCCGCCGCACCAGGGATCGGGGTCTTCCGCACCCTGGTCGATACCGGCAAGCTGCTTCATGCCGTTACCTATGTCATCCGCGAGCGCAAGACCAATCGAGACCGCGCGATAGGGAAGCAACTCTGATGGGTCGGCCCTGGCTTGATCTGTCCGAGGTCATTGAGGACGCATGGCTGGAAGATCAGTTCGATGTGATCCGCCGCCTTCAAACCATCAATGGCTTTGGCGAGCCGGTCGAGAGCATCTTCCAGACCTTCAGCGCGGTTGGGGGCGTTGTCTATCCAACGGGCGATAATACTCTGACGCGCACCGAGGCTTTTGAAAGCCAGATGGACAGCATCGAGATCATCACGCGGTTCGCGATCAGGACGGCGGGTGTTGATACAAACGGGCGCAACTTCCTGCCGGATATCATCACCTGGGATGGCAAGACCTATATTCCCAGGCAGGTCAATTCCTACAGTCGCATCGGCGCCGGCTTCTGGCAGGTTCAATGCGTTGGCTTTGAGTGGAACGCGCCGGTCGATGGGCCGACTGATGATGTAGACGCGCTCCTGCTGATCCAGGGCGGTCCGCTCCTGTTGATCCAGGGCGGCGCACTCCTGTTGGAACATAACCCGATCAGCGGCGGATCACTCGAGTTGATCCAGGGCGGTTCCTTGTTGCTGGTCCAAGGCGGACCTTTGTTGCTGGAGGATAACCCCATCAATGGTCCGCTAGAATTGATCCAGGGCGGTCCCCTGTCGCTTATCGAGGGCGGCAACCTCTTGTTGGAAGGATAGTCAATGTCGGGCTCCCTGCTTTCCGGCCTCGACCCCGCCGGTCCTATCGGCGATGCCGATCTGTTTTATACAGTCCAATCCGGCGCCGATGCCAAGGCGACCGGCGCACAGCTCAAGACCTATGCCGCTGGGGGCTTGATCCGGTTCAGCGTGACAGTATCGGCCAATGGTTTGATCTGCGCGCTGCCAGCCGGCGCCGCAATGCTTATGATCGCCTTACAGGAGATCGCAGGGCATACCGTTAACTGCTCGCTGGGCACAACATCAGGCGGATCGGAGCTACTAAGCGCTATCAGCGTCCCAGGCGGCGGGGCGCCGGTCCTGATCCCGCTGGACGCCCTTAGTCAGCCCGACTCCTGGGTGGCGGCGCAAAACATCTTTCTAAACTCGGCATCATGGGGATTAGCCAATGTCACTGGTAGACTGTGGTGCTTACAATGAAGCGTCTTAGCGCTGTTCTGATCGCTGCCATCTTGCTGATGGCAGCGGCGCCTACCTCACCTCCCAACGGCGGAACGGGCAAGAGCAATGCGGCCGGTTCCACCCTTACGTTGGGCGCAGCTTTGGTCACGACAGGATCGGGCACCAAGACCTTTGCCTTCCCGGCCGGGACGTTCGGCTATGCGATGCCGGGCGCATCCGTGCCGTTGGCCTATCAGTCCGGTTCCTGGGTCACCAACGACTGCCTCATGGCGGCGGACACCGTGGGGGGCATTGCTGACGCTGGCATACCCTGCGGCGGGTCTGGGGCTGGCATCAACCAACTAACCGGGGATGTGACCGCCGGCCCTGGCACCGGCTCCCAGGCCGCCACCGTGGCAGCTATCAACGGGCATGCGGTATCAAATGTCACCGGGTCTGGCGGCGTGTTGGTAGAAGCTACAAGCCCGACGATTGCCGGCCTGACCGTTACCGGGTCCTTGACCGCAACCGGACTGATCGCCAACTCCGCTCTCGTCAACAGCGCGATGACGATCGCGGGTCACTCGGTTTCCCTGGGGGGCACCCAGGCGATCTCCATCGTTGACCTGACCGGCTATGGTGCGAACGTCCTGGCCGCGCTTCAGGTCGCTGTCGGTAGCGCCGGTGCTCCGGTCCTGCTTGGCGGGGTCGGCGGTACCCCATCATCTCTGACGTTGACCAATGCGACCGGGCTTCCCCTCAGCGGGCACGCGGCACAGGCTGCCAACACTGTTGTGGGCAACGGGACAGGCGGCAGCGCATCGCCAACCGCGCTCGCCATGCCATCATGCAGCGGCGCGTCCAATGCGCTGATCTGGACCTCGGGGACGGGCTTCGGATGCAACACCATCGCAGGCGGTGGGTCGGTTTCCATCACATCGCTCACGCCAAACATCGTTGTTGCGCCCAGCCCGATCACCGGGACGGGGACGATCAGCAGCGTGGTTGCGACCAGCGCGCAGTCCGGCGCCTATGCGGTCGTGGCCGGGGATAACACCAAGCTCATCACCGGCGCGACCACGACAACGATTGCTCAAGCAGGGACCGGGGGCTTTGTTGCTGGCTGGGGATCAAGCCTTGTCGGGGCATCGGGCGGATCGACTCTCACCCCGACTACATCGACTATTGGCGGCTTGGCGGCGCTTGCATTGGACCAGGGGCAGTTTGCCAGCTTCGCGGTGGATGGTTCGAACTACGACGTGGCGCTTGGGCTTCCACCATCCGGCACCCAGAACAAGGTTCTCGCCACGCCGAACGGCTCGACCGGCCAGCCGAAGCTGCGGGCGCTGGTAGGGGCGGATGTTCCAGCCGCTAATCTCGCATCAAGCAGCAACGGTGGCGTTACGGGCAACCTGCCAGTCGCCAATCTCAACAGTGGCACCAGCGCTTCGTCCTCGACGTTCTGGCGTGGTGATGCGACATGGGCAACGCCATCTGGCGGCGGCAACGTCAGCAACGTGGGCACTCCAACGAATGGTCAACTTGGGCAGTGGACCGGGGCAACGACCATCCAGGGCATCACAACAGGCACTGGTGTTGCTACCGCGCTCGGGGTGAATACGGGCTCAGCGGGGGCTTTCGCGGTACTAATTGCTAGCGGCACCTCAGCAATGGGGACTGGCGCGATCTCATCTGCGGCGTGCGCTACTGTGGTGACTGCGACCGCGACCAATACGGCCACGACGGACGTCATCACCTGGGGGTTCAACGGCGATCCGACAGGCGTCACCGGCTACACCCCGGTTACGACCGGCGCTTTGACGATCTTCGCTTACCCATCAGCGAATAACGTCAATTTTAAGGTCTGCAATTTGACGAGTGCCAGCATCACGCCAGGTTCGCTGACGCTAAACTGGCGGGTGGTACGATGATCCTCCCCCGCCGAAAGCTTCTGAGGCTTGCTGCCCCTGCACTGATCCTACCGCATCGCCGGGCCAACGCTCAGGGCGGTATGATGCCGGGGCCGGGAACACCGCACACCGCCGCCGCCTGCCCAGGCGGTAGCACCTTTGCCCTGATCGCCAGCACACATATAGCCGGCAATTCCGGTGGCACGACTCCAGCCATTGATACAACGTGCGCCAACCTACTTATTACTGTCATGACGACCAGCAGCAGTGGTGTCGCCCCTACAGATAGTCGAGGGAATACGTGGACACTTCTGCCGGACTACGGAAGTCCAAACTCTTACATTTGCTATTCCACGCCCACTTCGGTTGGAAGTGGACATACCTTCACTATTTCCAATGGTTTCAGCGCAATGCAGGTCACGGCATGGAGCGGCGCTGCTTCTTCATCGCCGTTTGATGTCCAAACCGGCAATTTTTCCCCAACCGCCGGGCCGCTTACGCCGTCCCAAAATAACTCCCTACTGATTACTGGGTTCTCGACCTCGGGTTCCGGAATCCCTAGTGTATCAGGTGGGTTTACGATCTCGTCGTACGATCAGGCCTCAGCCGGCGTGTACTTTGGGAGCGCATCTGCATATCTTATTCAGACCACAGCGGTTTCCGCCACTGCTACGTGGAGTATTCCCACGGGCGCTGGCTGTTCCATGGCAGCCTTCAAGCCATGAGGCGTCTTCTGGCACTCGGTTGCCTTTGGGTTGGCCTCGCGCACCCAGCATCGGCGCAGACCACCTTCGTCTCCGGAGACTGCAACACCAACATCACGATCAGCGGGGGCGGCCTCACGCTGACCTCGACGCAGGCCGGGAACTTCGTCGGCTGTCGGGCTTCGGTGGGGAAGCAGAGCGGCCTTCTGTACTACGAGGCGACGGTCAACCACGCCCCCGTTGCAACGGTGTGGGGCGTTGCGGGTGGGGGCGCCGGGACGATCCTGCCGTCGCCTGCCGCCTACTT